ATGAAAGAGTTAGTAGAAAAATTAAATGAAGCATTCGCTGCATTTACTGAAGATGCAAATCTTCAATTAGAAAAAGGCAACAAAGCGGCTGGTACTCGTGCTCGCAAGGCTTCTTTGGAAATAGAAAAGATGATGAAAGAGTTCCGCAAAGTTTCTCTTGAAGAATCAAAGAAGTAAATTGATAATATAAGCCACCTTTGCTTTACGGGTGGCTTATACTAAAATACTATATACTATGGAATGGTTGATTTATGAAGGGGAAAGAGTAAAACTAAGTACAACACATGCTCGAAAAATTGTGCGTAGGCTGGGAAAGATTCGAAGTGATATATTCGGGGAAGAAAGAAAGATTAAAACTCGACTGATAAAAAAGAATTTGTCCATGTTAGGCCACAAATTAGGATATAATGTCTATGCAAATGGATTAACTGACGACGATTTGCGGGATATTAATGTAGACTTTGCGAACCATGAATTGCTTTATGACTTAATTTGGTATACAGAAGAAGATCATTATACGATAACAAGTATGCCTTTGGCTGTGGAATGCGAATGGAGCTCCAACAAGAAACAGAACATAAAAAAGGTAGCATATAGTGGAATTAAGTTTGATTTTCAAAAATTGATAGTATGTAATGCTCAACTTAGGCTAATGATTTTCCAAATTAAGAAGTTAGATGATTTGAATAATCTTAATGAGTATTTCAATACAGCAATACAAGACTATTCTTATCTTACTAAAGGAGCTAAATTCATATTTCTCGCTTTTTTCCCTAAAGGGGAGCAACTGTTCTATAAAGAAATAACAAAAGTATAAATTCTAAGTCATCCACGGATTATTATATGGATTGTATTCAGTTTGGAAAGTAGCTAACTGCCAATCCATTACCGGTTTTTTATCCTCGGCCAATCGACGAGTTATTTGTGGATTAAGACGTAGCTTAGCCGCATCATTCAACCACTTCATTGAATCCTCATAGTCACGTAACCTAACAATGCTTACATTATTGGGAGCAATCAACTTGGTAAGTTCATAAACGGCCAATCTAAGCATGTGTTTTTTCAGATTGTAATTACGTGGATCATGCAGTGATAAGTTCTTTCCTACTTCCGGGACGTCGGAATTAACATCAAGTTCTGGATAGAACACCTTTCCTTCATAAACGACATATTCATGCCCGTTCAATTCATATTCATTATAATTGGAATCATAATCAGCTATAGCTCCCCAGTTATCACTTTTTAGCGGCGTGATATTATTGTCGAAGTTATCATGGTGCATTAAAGTATAGAAAATACCTTCAAATCTAACTACATCCCACTGATTATAATCTACCGGTTCCCAATCAAAATAATGAGCTTCCAGCCAGCCACAAACAAGAGGGATTCGGATGTTGTTGAACTTGTAGCCGTTATCTTGAAGGCAAGTGTATAAAATCTCATTGTACTTTACTACGTTACCTTTATAATAGGTACCAAACTGGGAGTAGTTGTTTATTGATTCTAAATCCAAATTGAGTTCCAAGCATTCTTCCCAGTACTCAACAAGCGAAGGGGATTTATATCCACATAAGGACTGTATTACCTCATATATCTTGTCTTCCATATAAATGTGTGCTCCGACAGGAAACGTGATACGTCTGTTATACTGGGCGATGTATTTACCCTTATTCAATTCCCGCACTACTTCGTAATTCTCGCTCAAATATTCCACGATACTCATTTCAGCTGCTTCCTCTGCTTGAATGAATCGTTCAGGGTCGTTACGGGTTATCTGGGAAAGAGCTTCAGGAGTGAGAAGACTCAGGTAATCGGAATCATTAAGAAATCGTCTGTACATATTAGTTGTTTTAGTAGTTAAATCCTTCTGAAATATTTGCAGTAGAAAGTATACTGCCACTATCGTCTCCACTCTTGAACTTATACCATGCATCTCTAAGGTAATAACACAGCAGATAGTCAAGGCAGTCGGATAAGTGCCCGTACTTTTCGTACTTCACTCCAGTCTTGCTATCGGTAACTTTAGGCTTCCCTTTAGTTCCGTCTTCATTCTTTAGCTGATAAATTAAGTCTTGAGTAAGCTTCCGGCAACGTAGGTCAATCATTATTTCCCAGCCATTATACCCTTTAAACACTTCGTTCACGAATTCACAGCGTGGTGCCTGTGGTGGCTGTTTCTTCAGTAACTTAATCTTTGGTCGAAGTATACCTTTACCCAACGTCTCATTTATAATCGTATAGTTATTAATGCCGTCCTCGTTGGTGGTGGAACGTTGAAGTCCGGCTGGGTCGCCTGTTATATCCAAACCTCCGATATGTTTTTGACGGTACATCTTCTTCTTTATCTTCCGGGCAAGTGATGGCGTGTTGTTCTCTTTATCCTCTGCCTTTCCCAGTATCTCTTCAATAATATATACCTTCTTCTTGTCGTAATCAATCTGTACCAACAGAGTGGACATATAAGGTGCGACGTTAAAGTCCCACACTACGATCAGAGGTTTCGTTGGGTCATATACCTTTTCTTTTAGTCCGGTAATCAAATGCTTGGTTCCGTCGAACTGATTGTAAAGCGCCATATCGTTTGCCTCAACAAAATCCCAGTTACCATAAAGTAATCGCTCTTTTGTTGCCTGATCGCTGATTTTGTTTAGAGCTGCTTCGTAGGTTTGACGGAAAGCGATGTCTGGGTTATCGAATACACTGAAGGGAACGTAAAATTCTCCTTCTCGCGTAGTTACCTTGTCACCATTTTCATCTTGTACGAATCTTCCTCGTACCCAGTTTGTTGTAGGGTTGGTTGTCATTAGCATTTTAGGAACCTTGAATGTTTCGTGAGTTTTCCAACGGATACGAGAAAAGAGTACTTCGACTGCTTTTTCGGAGATTTCCGAGCATTCGTCAATAAAGGCACAAGTGTACTCGGATGAGCCGAATCGTTCGAAGTTAGGATCACTTGGTATATCGCACATCTCTTTCATAATAATTACTGAGTCATTCCAAAAAGTAAGCGTACCTTCTATGTTATTGACTCGAAAATGTACGTCCTCTTGCAGTTTATACCCTTTTAGAATACTTCTCAATGTATTCCAGGTACTTTCTTTAAGAGACTTCAATGTCTTTCGAGCAACTACAGCACGAATGTTCTCGAAACGAATGCAACTACTTATTAGCCAAACGCTTCCTTCATAAGATTTTCCACCCATTTGATTTATTTTCGCCACATTCCGCTACGATGTGACCGCTTTCGCTGCTGTATGTTTCCATGCAGATAAGACTATATCTTCATCCTTAGTAGTCTAAGGAGTCTCCCATTTCCAATCGCTTGATTGTACTCCTTTCGGATAGTCGTTGAACTTTCCGGTTTCCCGGCTTAGCTGCTGATTGTCTTCACTATTACGTGGTCAGAGTTTCCAGCAATTAGAGAGATTGTTTTCTATGCATTACTGCATAGGCTGGCAGAGGAATCGTTTACCAGCGGCACCACCACCCAAAACGAGCTGTGGTATGTTAGAATTACCACACTTAATACAGTGTGGCTTATACTTAGGATTATGGTTAGCGTCGTAGCCTATCAGCTTTTGTTCGATTTCACCTCCGCAGATAGGGCATTCAGGCTGGAGTAGTTTCCATAGTTCGTATTGTTTAGGTGAAGGCTTAAAGTCAATGTGAAGGTTCTTTGGTGGAATTAGTTTTTTACTTGCCATTTATTATTTCGATTGTGACTTGTGTTTCTTTTGAAAGGATAGCGTTCAGTTTATCAGATGTAACCCGTGAGTTGGTTACTTTGCCCTTAATAGTGTTATTCCCCACGATTAGACACCCGGCTGAAGCTGTCTCATCGTTTCCACTATGGATTAGAATTCCAAGGAAATGAGGAACATTGTGTAGAAGTGGTAATTTTCGTTTGAATCGGGGACTGTACTCCATGGTCACTTTATACGTTCCAGCTGGAATGGCAGTTTGCGCATAGACTTTCTCTTTACATTTACATGATTGTCCTTTGGAGGTAAAAGAACAAGTAACTGGAAGTTCTCTTACTGTATCTTCTATTGTATTACAGAAGAACTTTTCGTCAATGAATAGATCCCCGATAGTGTGTTTGTAACTGAGGAATTTGCGTTTTAGTGTAAGTTTCATAGTTGGTGTAGTTTTGGTTATATAGCAAAGAATAGTAGAAATTGATTATACATAGGTTGTTTGCTCTTCCATTATTTATAATATACCAGTAGTAAAAGAAAGTTCATGAATTAACGTGACTATTATAAATTTTATTATTATTTTTGTCAAAAGACTTTGTTTGTTCTTTTTTTATTTATTGACGAGCACTAAAAAAAATGTTCAATACTTATCAATATATTGATATTCCTTTGAATTTCATTATCTTGTTAAATTATTGATATGTAATTGCTCGCTGACGTAATACAAAATGAACCTTAAACAAAAAGCTAAATCTGTATATTATTTACTCTTTCGTTATTAAAATCTATTGCTTATGTGTAGTGTTTGTACTAAAGAATTAATAATCCCCCTTGTAGCTGCGATTTTAGGTATAGCATTGCCAATGCTTGTTGGTATCATTCAGCGTATTGATGACAAATATCAGTCTACACGATTAATAAGACTATTCGTTAAGGAGCGTTGGACAATTTGCTTTCTAGTAGCATTATTCACTTCTCTTGTATTGCTGTTCTATTCATTATTTGCTCCAACTAACAATAATGACTTTGGTCGTTTTAATTCATTCATTGATAATTCTCTTCCATTTCTATTATTGATTGTTTGTTTATGCTTGATTGTGTGTTTATTCGTGGTTTGCTGGCTAATATATGTATACCATGATCCGATAAGATTGCAAGAACGTTTACTTCATTCTACTATAAGCATGGAAAAAAGGAATGCATGGTTGGAGTTTTTTGTTGCGATGCTTAAGAAGAATAATACAGATGTATTACGTAGAGGCTATCAAGCATTTTATGAATGGGGCACTGATATGCAAAAAGGAAAAACAAATCAAATGGTAGAATATTCTTTCGATTTTTATGATGGTATTATTACCATTAATGAGACATTATGCGAACAGAATAAGAAAGCGATAACTATTGCCAATGGAAGTGATTTCATAACTATTCTTCTTGATAAAATGCAGGGGACAATCATAGCTCCTAAAACATTCAGTGTAATCTGGATTTGCTTAAATCAGCAGTTGTTTTACAATCGCCAAGAATGGGTTATGAATTATTGGATAACTGCACATCAATATTATTTATTCAATTTACCTAAATATTATGAAAATCAAAAAGAAATAAATTTAGACGGGAGCCCATTTCTAATAACCCAAGAACAGGTCCAGTTGCGAGATTTGGAAAGAAAAGAGTTTTTTGATTTTCATATAGCATTAGGAGGATTATTACTGTATAGAAAAGAATATGATTTACTTAAACAAATTATTTATTATAGTAATAGTCAACCTCCTCAATATGTACTTATTCCTGGAAGATTTGCTGAAATATACCTTTTGTATATGGATTTGTTATCATGTTTTCCAATTAATAATTATGAGTCAAAATATCCATTCTTGAATTTGCAAGCCGGTATTAGAAATGAAAATATTATTAAAGGATGGATACTGAAATATCTGATTCTATTAATGCTGCGTTTATATACAGTCGTTGAAACCTATTCAACTTATAATTCTTTTGGTCTTCCGGGAATACCGCAAAAACTAATGGAAAAAAAGGTTGGTTAAATAATATTCCAATAATAAAACAGAATCTTGAGGATGAATCTATTGATGAATGGTCAGTACATATATTGCCATTAGAAAAATCGGAAATAAAGAGTAAGAGAAAAGAGTTAATGAGTTTAGTGAATGAAATAGAGAGTGAACTTAATAAAAGTATGAAACATCAGATTGAAGAACAACCATTATCAGAAGACGAGATATTATCTTTTCATGAAATAGTTTCTACTATCGTTGATAGAAATATGTCTCAATTGGGAGAATTGTTTCCAGCAACAATTGATAAGAATTATAATGATTATGAAACTGCTGGAAGACTTCGTGAAGTGGAACCTTCTGAAATTTTTTCCGATGAAAAAACGATGTCTTATGTCAATTTTAAGGAATCTTTAAGTTACAGGCTCATTGATGGAGTTCGCTATAATTTTTTAAGAACCTTCTTGTTACAAAAAAGACTTAAAAAATACAGAGTATTTGCAGAAAATATTGAGGAATCTTTCCAACGTTTAGGTTATGATAAGGAAAAGCATATTATATTGGGATTTCATGTAAATTGGCTAAGCATCTTCAAAGAAGGGTGCTATAAAGTCAATGATTTTTTATATAAAACGTCCGATGGCCTAGAATTGCATAATATACAAGGTGACAATTCTTTAGATTTTATTAATAACATTGTTATTATGGATAAGCAGAATTTACCTGGATTATATTTTTTAGAACCGGATCAGTCCGCTATCGACAGATATGGCTTAAAATGTTCCGATCAAAAATATAAAATATATTTATCTGAAATCAAGTTAAATACGAGCTCTGATATTTTAACTGAGGTCCATAATAGAGGAACGTATACTAAAGAAGAACTTCGTGAATCAGTTCTTGTTTGTGGTGAATTGAATATACATACAAGATGGAAAAAAAATGTTCCGATTGCATTAATAAGAGTTTTATATCAATATAGAGACAATGGAAATGACAATCTTTCCGAAATAGTTCCACTGTGTTGAAATACATATTGAAAAATTAGCATAAAAAGAAATTATAGTTTCTTGTCTTAAAATATAATGTTGTAGTATTAATAATACAAACTAATAATGCAAAAAGTATCAGATATATTAGATGAAATGACTCTACAATACTTGAACTTCATCAACTATACAGCAGAAGAAGGTTATTCAAAGCAAGGGGACTTATCCTCTTTTAAGTCTTTATGTATCAATCTGTGGCATTTACATGAGTGGATATGGAATGAATCTCCCAAATTACGTACTAGATTTTCAAATATTAGTAGATATAGAGAATGCTTATTCAATAAATGCAGTGAATTAAAAATAATGCATGATATCGCAAATTTAAGCAAACATTCTAAATTAGAGAGAAGTAAATCCCAATTCAAAGAACTTATTGTTTATGCTGGTGACTCTTTTAGTTTTCAAGATCCACCTTTCATAAAAATAGTGATGAATGATGGAACGTTTTTCAATGGAACAAAAATGCTTGAAAAAATCTTTCAGTTTTGGTGTGATTTTACCAGTGATTTAGAACTAAATGATATGTAAAAAGGATTTATCTTTTTATGCTTAAAATGTAAACCTTACTCTTAATTAAATTAGTTATTGCTTTACAAGACTTCATTTCGGTAATTTATTCATAAAACATTTTTATTATTTTTGAACGGGGTGCATCGTTGAGTACTAAGTCCTGTAACTTCTCACCCCATTGTATTAAAGTGCTCATTCCTTCTTCAGCTTCCATTGCCGATGCAAATTGCCCTTCTTTCAGTTGGTCTTTACGTATATATGTTTTATACAGTCTAATATTATCGGTAATCTTCTCACCAAATAGAACACCCTTTTCTGTTATTTCCAAGGAATTATTTGGATTGTTCTCAGTTGGGAAAGGCAAGCCACACATATTGCCATTCCTTTTAAAAAACTCTCTGATAACATCCATTTTACATAAAGATAAATCTTGTAGTTCACGTTCGCGATAACGATCAAACAAATGAGATGTATAGAATGCGTATTCGTTATCATAAACTCCACCACGAACCAGTAATGTATACCCCTTACTTGTAAGATAAATCAAACAGACTTGGCATAACGGACCTATCTTTTGAAAATCACTCCAATTTCGAGAATACGGGATAACACAAAATGTAGTAATCCGATCAATCTTAAAATCTAAAGGTTTGAACCAAACATTTTCTTCGTTCTTATTCTTGATAAAATACCGCCGCATTCCTTGATAATCAATGCGGTCTTTGACACGGACAGGATATATAGAATTGTGAATCTTCTCATATTCCTTCACGATTTCTTCAAAAGTCATTGTCTCAACTATCATAAATAAGCAAAATTAGAGTTCATGTTGTATTTTGTACCCAATAGTCAGAACTTCTACAAATATCTCATATTCGTAATCACTTAACTTTTTCCCGGTAATTAGTTTATTGACTATACCATCTACGAATTCAACAACATTGTCTCCATGTAAGTTGTTACGTTGGTTTTCAATAATCTCAAGAGCTTTCGCAAGAATGTTATCTTTTAGAGGAACATCAATATCTAAACATCGTTTGATATGCCCGATAAGTGTTATTTCACTTCTCTTTTCTTTGTCCATATAGTTACTTATTTTTATTGTCTGTAAATATATTACTTACAAATTATATATAAAAGAAGGATAAACACATATTAACTATTGATGTGTATATAGAATAACTGACACGCCTCAACGATATTTAACAGTTGTATTGACTTGATATTGTATTCCTAAGAAGATTATTATTAATCCGAAGGAAGTGAATAGATAAAAAGAAAGAGAAGGCTTCACCCTCTCTTACTTAATCATTTTAAATTATAACCATTACATTACACAATGAATTTGCTGATATCCTCAATCTGTCGCTTCGTTTTGGTTTTCATGCTTTCCAACTCCACATTTTCATCGGTTAGCTTCTGAACCTTTGCGTGGTTCTTTTCAATTTTAGTAGTGATGTCAACTTGAACATTTTTCAACTTCTCCACTGTTGCTGTGAATACACGGTTTGCACCGTCGATTTTGGTTTGGAATGATTTTCTGAATAACATAAACTTATTTTTTTAGGTTAATGAATTCCGTATACTTAATTTCGACATACGGATTGTCACTTGAAATAGTCTGGTGTATTGCTTTTACTTTCCACCGCCACCAGAGAAAACGATGTTTGTATTCTACCCAAAAAGCCTGATGCAGATGCACCGGCAAATGGATATTCCCTTTCAGATGATTGTCTTCAATGATACCGTCCAGTTTAATGTATGGCGTATCCATATTCACTGTCTTTACAATGACTTTTACGGTATCTCTGATAACAGTCGTATCTTTCACTGTAGCATCTACCAGAGCATTGACTTCTACATCGTGCCTTCCGGCAGCTTCCAAATCTTTGATGCAAACACCCATTTTCTTGATTGTCGCAGCATCTTCCACCCGGTACTTTTCATATTCATCCAGTGATAGGTTGAGGACCTGAATAGTAGATGTCATCATTGCCGAATCAATCCGTACCTGTGTCACATCCGCAAGTAATGCCTGGGTATTGCTTTGGTAGGTGTCCCTTTCTTCTTTCATCCTGCTGCCCCAGTTATGCAGGGAGTAAGTTGCCACCCCTAATCCCAAGGCAATCAGGAGAAGAATTTTGTTGAAGCTAATCTTCATCATCAATGGAGTCCTGTGGAATAAACCAATCTACTTCATCCAGGTAGGGTTCGGTCAGTTCTACCATGTACCCCTTGTTTATTCGTCCAATGGATGTGAGGTCTTGTGTGATTGTTACCTCTCTTCCTATGAGAGCGTTCAGTCTCATTAACGAGAGAGCGTCTGAAGGCTTGATTTCTACAGTTCTTTTTTCTTTAGTCATTCTTTTTAGATTTAAGTAGATTATTTTCAGTAGCAAATACTTCATCGAGTATTTCATCTGGATAGACATTTACAGTACCAAAACGTACATCATTCACTTTTGAAATTTGAAGACCACGTTTCTTACATAGTCTGCTCGCCTTTGCTCCAATAACTGAATACCGCTTGAAATCAATGCTTATATTATTTCGTGTTATATAAGCCACTACGGTACTATGTTTCAAATCTGTGATTGTTCTTTCCTCTATTTGATTCACTTTATTTTCAATAGCCCTTGTTCTTCGTTCCTGTTCCAAGAGAATCTGGGCAGAATGTAGCAAAAGCTCAGCCGGAGAATAAGATGCTTTTTTCTCAAGGGCAATCTTTTCACAAGCGATAAAATATCTGCGGGCTTCTTTACCTTTTTCATTGCCCTCCACCATTGAAAGCTCTTTGGCTGCATCAATTGAGATAGCATATTCAATTTTATTCTGTCCACCACGCCCATGATTTTCGCTTGATAAATTTATCAAGCGAACAAAGTCCACATTTTCAATCAGCTCGTACTTCTCCACTCGGTTTTTAAACCAGTTGCTAAACTCTTGTTTGCTTTCCAAAAATAGATGCAGTTCTCTTGCTGATACAGCTCTTCTGCCGTCTTCTTTTTCGATAATTTTTATAAGTTCAATCATATTATTCGACATTTGATTTTAATAATTCATATTCCTCTTCCCGCCTTCTTTCCAACGACCGGACAACCTTGCCTTTGTACATCCTGAAGGACAAGTACTCTTCTCTGATATTCCTATCACCCGTTTGCAGTTTCTTCACCAGCTTACTGCGAAGCACCTGACTCTCTCCGACATTAAATGCAAGTACTCCGAGTAGTAATGAATCACTGCCAAACCGCCGAAAGACAGCACATTTCTTTTTCAGGTCACTGCGTAGAAGCGAATCCGCAAAACTTTCCGAAATAACAGAGCCAAAAGTATCCGTCGGCAATAGTCTATGCCCGTAGCCGACATAAGGCTGATCGCGTGCATGGTGCCAACCTTCATACTTTTTAATCAGTTGCACGGCATCTTCAAATAAATCTGTCGAGTTAGCGTGCAGGGAGAAAAAGAGCCAGGCTGTTACAAACCATATCCTCATTTCATGCTTTTTAGAAGTTCCTTAATATCTGTGCGCATTTCTTTCAAGTCAGAGCGCATGGATGTAAACTGTGTCATTGTAGCCTCGAATACTGCTTTGTCGAGCTTAATGGCGTCAATCTTCTCGTACTGGTCTTGGATTTTGAGTTCCAGTGCGGAGCATTTGACTGTCAATTCATTAATCTTTTGAGTGTTGTTTACGTGCTGCATATACATCGTTACCACGAATGAGAGCACGATTGCTAACGTCTTGAAATTGTTTAATACAAATTCTCTGATCTGTGTCATTAGTAAGATTTAGGTTAAGGTGGATTAGGGTTATTGAATAAGATTGCAAAAGCATCTGTTATCGCTCGGATAAGTCCTTCGGCAGCCTGGGAGTCTTTCAATCCATAAAAGACAAGTCCGACAAGCAGTATCATATAGACTATCCATTGAATTTTCCGGTAATCAACTTTCATCCTCATCTTCTTTAGTGATTTGTACAGGTACGGGAACGACCACATTAAACGTTACACTGGTGTTTGCCTCACTCTTACCTTTGGACTCACCCGAATGTTTGACCGGATAAATATCCATCAATGTTCTCGCCGCATTAACCGAGACGGCGCGTAAGGGGGCCGGTGATAGCTTGATTCCGAATTTATCCGTATAGGATGAATCAGCCGTTTCTTCCATAATCGCCTTTAGTGTCTCGGCTATTTGGAGTTTTACAGCTAACGTTTCTGTTTCATTATCTATTTCCTGCACCAGTTCCTTGATACGTGCCATTATTTGCGGACGGGCAAACACCTTTCGTGCTGCGACATACGCTTTTCCCGTTTCATCTTTCAGGACTTCCCGATAGCAAGCTGTATGTTTCCCGGCAAACTTCACCCCGCCGTTTACGAATAGCTGGCAAAGCTGTTCCTCTTGTGCTGTCAGTGGTAGCTTTTTATTTTCTTTTCCCATATTATTCTCAATCGTTGATAAAAGCCCGATATTTCTGGCTTTCCCAAGTATAGGTTTAAGGTTTTGCTTTAGGTTTTAAGATTGTGGGATTTTTCTGAATTAATTCTTCCATCAGTGCTTCATAAAACACATCTGCCATTGCATTTGCACAGTTTTCCGCGTCCGCCAATGAGTTTATCAGTCTCATATTAAACGAGATAGCAAGGTCATATCCTGTTATCGTCGCCATCATTTCATTTCCGTCATAATTCAGTACGCCATATATCATTTTCTCTGATGTCTTGAATGAAACAGTCTTTTCTTCTTCCATATCCTTGCCCTTCCTTAGATTTTAAAGTGTAACCGTGTCTTTTCCGTAGTTTGAAGGTTTGCACCGACACCGCTATTGTTCCTTAAACGATTGGAACATACAATAGCCACATTGAGCGTTGCAGTAACATCCGCACCTGCATCATGCGCATCATCCAACTCAAGACCTAGCCTTTCAGCTATCAGTTCAAGTTTATAGGATGTCATAGTCGGATCGTTCGCAAAAGCGAGTCGTCCCAAATCAATGGTATCAAGATATTTAGGCTGGAAGTTCCCATAGAAATCATAGTGTCCGGCAAAAACTTTCTCAAATTCCTTCATCAGCCCCGCATAACACATCAATTGTTCCAGAAAGCCGATGTCGAACGTAATATTCTGCCCGATAAGGATAGGTTTCGTTTGCCTGCCATTTGTAAGTGTTGCCCGTTTGCCGAAGTCTATCACATCACGGGCAATCAACTTCAAATCTGCTCCTTGATTATATAAGGTATCCATTGTGATTCCCGAATACGTGAGCGCTTCGGGCTGGTATTCCATCAGTTTTGCTTCTTCTTGCAGTAATTCCTGTTTAGTACGGAGCATCTTTCGTTTAGGTGCTCCGCCAATATCCTGTTTTTGATAGGGTTGGAAGTACTTCACATACCTGTCGAATATCTCCCAGGTATCAAATCTTATTGCTTGCATGGCTAACTGGGTACAGGCATGTTTTATACAATCCAGCCCGGAGGTTTCAAAGTCCAGTCCAATGCCGGTATATATTTTAGGTTCATTTTTGGGTGCTGCCATATTCTGATTTTTCTTGGTTTTCTGATGATTGGTTAAGTGTAAATAATCGGGAAGTCTTATAGGTGTTCAGGCTGTTGCCACCACTGTAGTCGTTAAACTTGACTATTGCTGAAACGATGATTATCTTATCTTTGATATTCCGGAGCTCCGCCTTGTTTTCTATGTAGAAATCATTCCAGCACACCAATTTGATAGTGTCGTTGTTTTGCTGGAGATGCAGCTTGCAGATATGCTTCTTTTCTCCTGTCTTTTTATCCTTATAAGATATTTCTTCCATTTCCGTCACGGTAGCACAAAGGGCTATCTTCTTGCCTTCACTATCGGATAGTAAAGCATTATGAACGGTTGAATAGGATGCCCTTCCTTTGAACTGATGACGACAAAAGGAATTGTCGAATATTCGTTTGTAGTCTACTCGTCCGATGCCACAGACCTCTATTTGCTGCATACTCCAAAAGTAATGCTGGTTAATCAGATTGCCCGGATAGTCTTCTGACGGAATTTTGAATCCAAGTTCCGCAGCCGCTTTCTCCAATATGGAAAACCGTTCAACGACAGACCTGACTTCATGTGCTTTATCAAAGCATCCTGCAAGAATCAGGTTCTTTACATGACGCGCATTAACAGGTACCCGTATCGTTTCCTGCTCATTATCTGCATCATCCCAGTATTCATACCTCTTCAGTTTGTACTTGAAAACACGATGCACAAAATTCTCTACCGATTTGAACGGACCGCCTTTGGTACGTTCGTTAATGATGTACTGTACCGCTTTGGTCCCCAGCATCTTTATTTTTCCCAGTGACCAGAAGATTTCATTTGATTGGTAATCTGTGAAAAACTTCTCTCCTGAAAGGTTAATATCGGGCGGGACTACTTTCGCAGAGCTACATTCTTCCATTTCCGACATGATAAGCGGAAGTTCCTTGTCGTCTGCCCATTGTAGAGCAATGGTGTAGAAGGCAGTCGGATAATTAGCTTTCAGCCAAGCACCAACGTAACTTGTGATGGCATACGCGGTTGCGTGGCTGGAGTTAAACAGGTAGCCTCCACCAGCTTCAATCATCTTCCATATCTCTTCAGAATCTTCTTTGGGACATTCTTTCGCCTTGGCTCCTTCCATAAACTTATCTTTCATATCATGAATCTTATCTACTTTCTTTTTGGATATAAGCTTGACTAATTTCACACCATCTTCAAGGCTAAAGCCACCTACCTCACGAGCCATTTGAGCTAATTGTTCTTGATATACCAAAACACCATAAGTCGTATTTAATGAGTTGTATGTTCCCCATAGATAAACCGGAGCCACATTACCTTTCTTACAATCCAGGTACTTTTGCGTTGAACCTGATTCCAATGTAGCCGGACGGTATAAGGCATTTGCCGCAATCAAATCATTGATGCAGTCAGGTTTCATATCCATTAAGAATTTAGTCATTCCGGCAGAACTAAACTGGAAAACGTTTTGAGTAAATCCTTTGGAGAGTATGCGATAAGTTTTCTCATCATCCAGCCCGCTACGAACAAGTCCCTCAAAAGTTATCCCAGCTTTATACACCCGGTTACATTCTTCAATCACCGATTGTATTTTAGTTAGTTCCTTAATTCCCAAACAGTCATTTTTCAACAGTCCCGTTTCGTCAATGGAGTATCCGTCTAGTTCCGATACAAGTATATCATCCACTTTCTTGATAGGTGTATAATCGAAACACTCCATATCTTCACCGTCTTTAGAACTTGGTGTCACGATGATTGCCGAAGCATGAACGGAAGCCGAACGAGGTTGTCCCATAAGTCCCCGTATGTCCTCGATAATCTGCGGATAATCCTGAACGAACTTATTCACTTTCTTGTTGGTTGCTGCCAGCTTGAACAGGTCCGTCCAGCTCATGTTATCATCTTCGAAAATGGCTGTGATGTAATTCACATAACTGACAGGAACTTTATGTACCCGACACACATCTTTCAGTACCGCTTTGAGTTTCATGGTGGAATACGTTCCAGCAGAAAACACACGTTGCTTTCCTTCTGTATTGTACCTACGTTCCAAGTATTCCTTTATCTCCTGACGCAGGTTCGAAGCGAAGTCGATATCCACATCAGCGAGCGAACCCGCATCGCCCTGTCTGAACCCATTGCCGGTCAGGCAATCCAATGCCTGAACCGGTATTTGTGTCTGTTTAAACTGCACACTTTCAACAACCATAAACCGTCTCGTTAAGTGTAAATACCAAATCCCTGTTATCAAAGATGATGTCGTCTCCCAGCTTTAATTCATCAGCATACACAATCATGCTGTGCCCTTCGCGCATCACCCGTAGCTTGGCATCTTTGTCAATGACATACGCCTTGCCATTCGCTAACGTAACCTGTACAATCTTAGTGGACTCCATTCCGCCAACTATGATCGTCACTTCATCCGGGTAAAGTCCCGCACGTTCGGGAAGCAGGAAACGTTCAAAAAGTAAATCGTATTTAATAGGGTCAATCAGTGTAATCCCCAACAGATAGAGCGCCAGGGAACCGCCGGCAGAACCACGACCGCATCCGACAAGAATCCCCTGTTCACGTGCCCAATTCACCGTATCATATTGTACGAGCAGATAATCGACGTTATCTGTCGATTCGAGAATATAGATTTCGTAGTCCAGGCGTTTACGGTACTCATCCTCATGTCCGGCGGGAACCAGCTTCTTGAATCCTTCCTCCAGCAACTCAAGAAACATCCGGTGCCTGTTACCGTACTTTTGTTTTTCCATTGGTGTCATATCATACTGCGGCATGAAGTTCCTGTCTGTCTCGTAATGAGCAACTGCCCCTTCAGCGATCTCAACGGTATGGGCGCACATTCTTTTGAACAGACTATCCAATTCCCATTTATTCCCGTCAAACAAGGAACAGAATATTGCGTAATGCTCGTCTATATCCTTGAAGTACTGGTCTTCACTTTGTTCATGTGCTGCTCCAGAAGCTATTTTATTCAGGATAATCTTGTTGCGTGCGTCGTCCTTGTCCAAATAATAAGTATCGCAAAGCAGGATAGGCTCTATCAGAAAAGTACCCGTTTGAGCCTCATAGAAATTATCGAAAAAGAACTTAGTCGCCTTCAATACCTCAACATCAATACGTTCGGCTTTATATTCGCTCAAATCTACCTGATAGAAAACCTGTCCAAACGCGATCTTCATAGCCTGGAGAATATGAGCGTTCCTTTTCATCCAGCAGGAAGACAGTTTCCCCAGCACCAATACATTTCCTTCCCCGTGTGTGAGCAGTCCCTGGAGTGATAATGTACGGTTGTCCGAATCCACCATGATTTCTTTCTGGATACGCAGCAGGTTTCTCATTCCCCGCTGGGTTTGCGCATAAACTTTCATCTCCACCTTTTCTCCTTCATATTCCAGCTCCAGCGTATAGCCGAAAATATGCTTCATCTCATAATTGGCACATTCCTTTTGCAGATTAAGCGTGGCCGCCATTGTATTCCTGTCACATATTCCCAGTGCCGTATGTCCCAGGTACCTGGCTTTTCGCACCCAGTCAGTTATATTTCCGCTGCCATTCAGCAACTCAAAGGGGGTATGTACGCCCAAATTGACAAACGGCACATCCATTTTACAGGGTTGCCGTACCCCCGTATATTTGAGAATATTAAATCTGAATTCTTCTTTGAGGTTGAAATAATACCAGTTGTCCCCGAATGGGAATGCTACATAAAATATCCCTTCCGCAATCAATACATCCGGGTTCTCCATCAGGTTAAACTGGAGAACTTCCGTTCCCCGGAAAATAGATTTTATTTCTGTCAGGTCAGCTACATATACCTTCCCGAATCCTTCGATTTCTACTACTTCATTATCAAACTGTTTAAATGAAATCTTGTTGGCGTCCAGCCACTTGATTAATTCTTTCATTCCTGAACTCTTAAAAGTCGGTACTCTGCCGGAGTCCTGAGCCTGTGTGAGAAGATGTCATCTATCTCTTCACGGCTCAAATCCTCCCAATCTTTCTTGGCGTCCGGTATATCCGCAATCAATACCCGGAAGTAAGCATTCAATTCACCGGCTGTCTTTTTTATGGCTTCAACAGCATCTCCGTCGTATCCCAGTATCACGGTCTTTACCCCTTTAGCTTGCAGCTTGTATATCTGCGTCCGGGAAATCTTCTTTCCGAAGGTGGCGACCGCGGCCATAGATTCATTGTCATATAATTCTTTTTTTCTTGTTAATGCTATCACGTCAAATATCCCTTCTGTGATAATTACCGTTTGAGTAACGCCTTCAACCACTGCATCATAGTTATATAGTAATTTTACGAAGTCGTTCTCCGTCGAGTTCCTGAAGCGCAGTATCCGGTATCCGCCCTTGCGGCTTACCCGGCTGTTATGCCTGTCTATCTCATCCTTGCTCCAGGTGTGCCGTGAGACATATCCCACAATATCCCCTTCGTCAATGACAGGAAAGATGACATAAGCGTCATACCTGAAATTCAATCCCCTTGTCGTTCCCACCTGAAAGTATTCGTAATCGTCAAAAGTGAATCCGCGAGCCTTCAGGTAAGGATGAGTAAAGCATCTCCGGTAAAACCCGGGCAATTCCACCACACCCAGCGCATCATCTATTTCTTCCCCTTCTTCCAGCGGAAAAAGCAGGCTGGTAGCCAGCCTTGCGTCAAGATCGGTCGTGGGAGCCACCATCAAGTCCTGTCTGCCCAGGAAGTCCAGCAATGCTTCCAGAGAGAACGTCGAGTATCCGCAACTGAAGCAATGCGACATGAACGGCTTTTTCCTTACCGTCTGCTTACCGATGTAGATTCCGTACTTGCCTTCTTTGCCACAACAGGGACAACGGGCAATCAGGTTCTTTCCCGCACCATCCGGCTTTGCGTCCAGTTCCTTGGTCAGTTCCCGGATCAGAAAATCTGTATCGCTTCGGGATAGGGATTGTGCCATTGTTCATTTACCTTTTCAAGTTCATACTTCGCTGTGCATCATAAAACACTTCATTGTCGTAGTCCGTTGCTATCTTCACCGTTTCCCCTTTCTTGAAGAACCGGGCTTTGGCGACATGAAGGCGCATTACGTTCTCCTTTCTTTCAGCCGAAGACTGGTTCATCGTTATCAAGTGGGTACAGGGGCGTGCGAGCCCTTTGCTTTCCGAACAGTTGTATTCCGTGAGCACGTTATTCTCATCATTCAGCCAGTCCCGGTTCTCAATCGTTGCCTGATACGTTACCACCATCCACACCCTTTCATCCGCCGCCAAGTCTTTGAGGTCATTCGCCACAGCAATACGCTTGCTTCTTTCATGGTCTTCCCCCCAGTTCCTCCGACTGGCGTCAGTCAGCAGGTCCATCGAATCAATGATGATAATGTCAGGGGAGCGATTGTACAGTTTCCTGTATTCCGCTATCCCGTTCTTGATATCTAGCGTTGAGGTGCGGCTGTTGAAACGGGGAAAGGAACGTACGGTGATGCTCCCTTTGTATTCCGCTACCTGCTGCTCGAAGAACTTCATCTCCGTATCCGATATCTTCCCACGTTCATAGTAGAAGGCGTTCTTGCTGATAAGTCCTCCAGAATAAGCGTCCAGTGCCTCTTCCTCGCTGCCTTCCAACTGAAAGTGAAGTACATGCAAGCCATCGTCGATATTAGCCCGGATACCGATATGCTTGGCAATATGCGACTTACCCACACCGGTACTGGCGAGAAAACAAGTCAGCTGCCCGCGCAGGTTCCTGCCACTGTTCATCACATCCAAGTCAGGAATATAGAAGCGTGTTACAGGAGCCAGCGGGGAATTCAGGCTGTCAATATCCTTCTGCCGGTTTTGGTAGAAACGTTGTGTAAATGTCTCCGCCACATTGACAAAAGCGGTAGATTTGAGTGTAAAGCCCGACAACCATTCCGCATACTCTTTGAGTTTCGCTTCCGCTTCCGGTTGCCTGCTCTGATTATACAGCTTACCCACTTCCGAATAGACCATCTGTAAACGCACTCCCTTGATATAAGCTTCCAACATATCCAGTAATACTTCCCGGTTCATTTCTTCCCCGCATTCCTGGAACGTATTCACCAGCTCCATCGTGTCATAGTCAGTATTAAAAAGCTGGCTGAGTACGGCGTATGAAGGCGGTTCCTTATAATTCCGGTAGTGGTTGGAAAGAGCCAGGAGTATTTTCTGAAACGCCCTGTCCGGCAGGTACTCTTTCTTCACGTGCCTTGCCACCACGCCGCAAATCGTTTCCGAACGCAGCGCAGCGGCAAATAGCTCGTAAAGGAACTCTACGCTCATTGGGTTCATTCCATCCTTCAGCATTTCCCGATTGCTTTAAATTCCGCCACACGGATGCGGTAGAGTTCCGGGTAGACAGTGCGGGTTCTTTGCTCACAGGCGGCGGCTTTCGGACATGCCGTACAGACAGGAGAAAAGGGTGTCCAGAGCAATGTCGATGCACCACAGATGTAGTACCCCAATAGCGTTCCCAACATCCTTTTCTTTGTCCGGTCCTCATACTGCGGATAGATGAACTTAGCCTGCGGATGACAACTGCGGTCACGTATAAGTTCGCACAACATCTCACGGCTTAGTTCATTTCTTTTAAGCCACTGGTCCTGGTAGTAACGCACTTCCCGTTTCATTCCGGCGAAACGTCTGAATGCGCGCTTTCCAAAGGAATGGGACACTCTCCAATGGCTTTTGTAATCTTCTCCGAAATAAGAAACCGCATACACCTGACACACGCAATAATCCACAACGCGTTCGGTGTCCGGACAGCCGGAAGGTTCCAGCCTGCCAAGACAGGAAGCAACCGCACGCCGTGCGGCAGCACTTCCGGTGAACTTAAATGCGGGGAATACCCGTTTCATCAGGAAGGTGAACACCTTTATCGTTTCTTCAATCTTCTTTTCGTTTTCCATCACGTGTTATCAATTCTTTGAGTTTCTTCTTTGCCAGGAATATGCGGCTCTTTGTCGTTTCCAGGTTCCTGGTTTTCAGATTTCCCATACGGTAAAGCATGTCACATATTTCTTCCAGTTTGTAGCCTGCCACCTGAAGGAGAAGGGCGTTCCGGTACATCGGGCCTATCTCTTCCAGGGCTTCCAGCACTTCATCACAATACAGATCCCGGTAATTGTCAAGTGTCACATCTTCCATACTGAAGTCCTTCTCGTCTGAACTTTCCGTAAGTTGCTCCAATTTTGTAGCACCTATATCCCCTTCGCGTTGGAAACGGGCGTTCTTCCTTTCCAGGTCAGCCAGCATACGTACAGCCACCGAATAAATCCATGTCTTGACTTCACGTTTGGGATCGTAAGAGGCGACATACCTGAAGAAGTTAATCAGCACTTCATTGTAGTTGTCGGCTATATCATCCCTGGCATGAGTGTACTTGATGCAGATATGATAAATCAGGTTCTTGTACGGATATACATATTTGTAAAACAGTGCCGTACGGGTCTGTATGGACTCTTCATCATACAGGTAAGAGGAACTATCTGCCTTTCTCATAGTGACTGCTTTTAAGTGACAGAGAAAAATCTGTAGCAGTCCATTCATTGAAATAAAAGTTGTTTTGCATCATCAAGTCCGTTTTAGATTCTGTATTTGCTGACATAATACTGGAATAGCCAGAAGGCGTCCGCCTCATTATCATCCAGCGGCAAGCGGTTGAAACGCGCGGTGTATGCCTGTTTCATATCATCCTTGCTTGCGTTCCCGTTTCCTGTAGCGTACTTTTTAAGTACCTTCGGATTCACAAATTCCGGTTCGGGCAGGTCGAGCTCGTCACATACGCAGAGCAGCACGCCCCGGAACTCGGCAAGCTTGCGCATGTCGAAGAAATGCTTATTCACCGATACGTCTTCCGCTACAATTCTTTGTATGCCGTGCTCACGGATAAAAGCTGTCAGCGTATCTTTCAGAGCCAGGTGCTGTTTGTTACCGTTCCGTCGTTTACCTTCCGTAAAGTTCCATGTCCCGGATTCATGCACACTGAAATACCCGCAATGGGTGGCAATGTCAAGAGCCAGGATATGTTCCCGTTTCAGCTCTTCGGTTTCTTGTTTCATAGTGATTATTGGTTTAGGTTATTGATACAGGATTTCCCGTCCTGTTTGTTGATTATAAGTTTATAAGGATAGCTCTCGCTGATATTCCCATGGGAGACGACAAGTGCGGTGACGCCCAACTTGTTCAGCGCACCGAACATGCTTGCCAGCCCTTCTTCATCCACCGGAGCCAGTATTTCATCGAGGCACAGCAGGTCAAGTCCTTTATCCCCTTCACAATTGCCGTTCACCAGCTTCTGCATGGCAAGTATTGTCGCCTGGTTTACCCGGCACTTTTCACCTTCCGAGAATTTACCAAATGAACCGCAGTCCACACCGTCACGCAGCAGGGAGATGGAAATCTTCTCACGCACCTTACCGCTTTTAAGCACTGTATATCCGTCGAAACGGATGCGGATGTCGCTGCCGATGTTACCAAGAAACTCATTGGTGACCTTTGCCAGTGCTGCAATCTTGGTATTAGCCAGGAATGACTTAAACTGCGAAAAGACTTCCGCCTGCTGTGCCAATGCTTTCACCTGCTTTTCCAGTTCCTGCTTTCGGGCAACCGCAGCGTTGGACTGGGTGCGGTATTCCTTCAAGGAAGACTTCAGGCTGGTGATGACCGTATCGCCAGAGGATTCCTTCAGTTCCCTGATTGTCTTTTCCAGTACCTGCGTTGCGTTTTCTGCCGCACTGATCTCTTCGTTCTGCCCGCTTATTCTCCGGTTAATACTCTTGTACGCATCGTCGAGAAGTGAGAAGGCTTCATCAAAAACCTTCCTGCGGATGCCGTCCAGTTCTGCCTGCATGGAATTGATTGACCGGAATGTCTTTTCCCTGTACTGGTTTGCCTCGTCCTGTAAACCGATGGCTGTCCGTCTTTCCTTCTCCGCGTCCTGAAGCTTTTCCTCCCAGACAGTATTTTGTCCGGTTAGCAGACGTTTGCCGGTATGGATATTCCGTTCCGCTTCTTCCATGTTTTTCGATTGGCTGCGACAATCAGACAACAGGTTATCCAGTTCATTTCTTTCCGATTCTTTAGCCTTTACCTGTTCATGCGCCGCCTCCACATCGAAACTCTCATCCGACAAGATGAACCGGTGATGACAGGCCGGGCATGTGATTGTACCCGCCAGCTTATTCTTCAGATTCTCGATAACAGCAGAAAGAGTAGTCTTTTGTCTGCCCAGTTCAGTGATCCGTTTACTTAGTCCTGTAATCTGCTTGTCCATGCGTTCCAGTTCACCATCGTATCCGCTCACCTTCACTTTGAAATTTTCAGAGAAAGCACGGTATTCTTCCAGCAAGGAACTGCGCATCCTCGTCACCTCATGCAGCTTCTTTCCCGCTTCATCCAGTGCCGTATCCCAAGCCGAGAGTTCCTTGCCCAGCTTTTCGATTTTTTCTTTCTTTTCCGCTACCATCCCGTTCCAGTCGGAAAGCACACCGCAATGTAACGGAGCCAGCAGGCCGGTAATTTCTTCAAGACATTCCCCGATAGAGAACTCGCTGTTTTCCAGTTTCTGCAACCGCTTGTCCGCTGCTTCAACTTCTGAATAAGAAGCTTTCAGTAAGACAATTTCTTCCCTGCAATCCCGTATCAGGGAGCGTTTTTCAGCGATGCTCTTTCCCATATCCGCCATTCTTTCGGTTTGGGTCCGGGCTTTCTCCCGGGCAGTGTTCTCTTCTTTGAGAATCTGTTCGGTCAGCATTTCAATCCGCCCGTCCAGTCCGGCAACATCAAGTTCTGTCTGATGCAACGTTTCTTCTATCGGTGCCTTGTCTGCCAATACCTGTTCAATAGCAATATCCACAAGGCTGGCATTGGAGAAGCGGTTGATGATTTCTTTCTTGTCCTTGTCGGAACTGGAAAGGAAGTCCTGGTACTTGTGCTTTGAAAGCAGAAAGTTATTATACAGTTCATCTTTTGTTATTCCCAGCTTTTCAAGGATATATTTGTTATAGGCATCCACGCTGGGGCATACCGCTTCATCCGTCGTGACCGTTTTGCCTCCCCGCTCAATCCGGCATTCCACCGCAGAGCCCCCTTTACGAAGTATGCAGCGCCGGACAGTAAACACTTCATCAGAGGCATCATTGTAGAATTGCAGATAAATCCTGCACTCATCCGCCTCGTCGTTAATAATCTCTTCATTCTTCACTTTGCGGAGCGGTGCTCCTATAATGCCCAAGGCGATACATTCGATCAGTGCGGACTTGCCGGAACCGTTGGAACGCTGGCTGTCATTGTCCAGGTTATTGCCGAACACCAGTGTGGTAACACCTTGATTCAGTGTATAATGCAGATTACTGAAGGAGCAGATGTTTTCGGCGCATATATCATTCAGTTTCCACATGGTGTACGGGTTTAAGGTAAGACAAGCCCAATTCTTTGCTGATTCCTTTCTCGGTACAGAACTGGCAATAATTATCACGTATCTTCCCACCGTCGAACTTTTCAAACAACCCGTTTTCGGTTGCTTGGGTGGCATGAAGTTCTTCGGTGACGATCTCGACTTTTGTCGCGCCGGCTTCCAGCAGCCTGCTCTTGTCGATAGAAGAGGCAGCAGTTTCACTGCCATGGACACGTACTTTTACCTTGTACCTGCCGTCTTCCTTCAGTTCTTCAAGGCGGTCGGTCAAATGAATGTCCAGCTTGTCTTCCGGTATGTCGAGTACCATATAACGCTGATTGGCACGGTTCTTTATAAACTCTGTCGTACCGTCCGTGTAGAGAATGGTATAGCCTTTCTCCTCGTCTTCACCAAAATTGTGCTGGCGAGCCGAACCTATATATTCGATATGGGGAGCCACCGTACAGCGGTTGTGGTAATGTCCTACAAATACCTTGTCAAAGTTTCCGAAGATATTGGCAGGCAGTTCCCTATCAGCTGGATGGGAAAGCGCATTGTTTATGCCTTCATGGATATAGAGGTAGTTAAGCTTGTCTATATTAAGTTCATTTTGAATGACTTCATCCAGCTTTGTTCTAAAGCTTCCGTCTTCCGGAAAATACGGAATGACATGAAGGGAAAAACACCATTCAGGATTTGAGAGAGTGTGGTATTCGTCAATCACCAGCACATTGTCGTGTTGGTCGAAGATATGGCAATAGCCACGAACGGCTTCCAGGTTTACTAAATCATGATTGCCGTTTGCGAGAATGACATCCATGTTCATACTCCGGGCAGCTAACAGGGCATCATGTACAGCCAGCAGTACATCCAGCGTCTGTGACGAACGGGAAAAGAACAAATCTCCGCCCAGCACAATTGTTTGTATGCTCATGCGTTTGCAGACCGACAAAGCCTCGTTCCAGTTCAGGGAAAAGTCCGGTATGTTATCTTTGGATATATGTATGTCATTGAGCAGTAACATACAGGGTTCTTTTGGATTCATAAGGGTATAAGTTAGGAAGGGAAAGGCATTTGGCCTCTCCCTTACAGATGGGTACTTTATGAAAATTAATCGCTTATCTTCTGCGTCTTGCGGCAGATTCTCCCGAGGCAGTTTCCGCAGCGGCGGAGGATTCTCCGGCAGCAACAGTTTCCTCGTTTACCGGTTCTTCGGTCCGTTCACCTGATTTCTGCATCTCCTGTTCAATCATATCCAGGAGCATTTGGTTGGTAGTGGTACGGGTAACACGGACACCCAGTTTCTCCTGCTCGACAAAGCTGCGGATCATGCCGCGCAGTTCCTGGCCTTCTTCCGTCTTATCGCCCAGGGATTGTGCCTGCAATTGTTCAAAACGGTCGAACAGCATATCCAGGGATAATGTACCGCCTTCCGCGTTCTCTTTTGCATCCTTATTGCGCTTGTCAAACGAGAATGAACTTGTGTCACTTTTGGGAAGTTCTGCTTCCAGCGTGGCAATGGCTTCTTTCATCTCATCCGTGTCCATTACCTGCAATCCGTATTTGGTATCGCATTGTTTCAGGAATTCAACACCGGCACCCAGCTGGTAACGTGTATAGCGCAAAGCCACTTCCGGCAGCCTCGGGGTATTCATCAGCATAGTCAGTTCCTCAATGCTCAATTCGTCCGGGTCGGATTCATTGTCGATACTGATGACATATTCCGTTTTCTGCCCGTTCTTTTTCTTCTCAATTTCAACCGGATAAGCATCCTTGACCGAAGAAACCGGACACGGATATTTGGGATTTTTAGCCAGTTTCTTTTGCCAGAGTTTGAACTTACGGTCATCAAGTTCCTTGTATTGCGAATGACTCAGGGTAAGCAACTGGGCACCTTTGGCACGCTCGTTCATATCCAAAGCGTACATGACGTGTACATAGCTGAATTTCAGTCCGCCGCCAAAACTTCCGCCTGCGATTTTTTCCGCCAGTTCCTCGTCCCCCAAGTCTTTTGCGGCAGCTATCGCCAGTTTGCGGTACGTGTCAATAATGTCAAGTGAAAATCCTGCATCGGTAGCGCGTACTGCCGTGGAATATGCGTACTGTTTTTTACCCGATGCCGTTGGTTTTTCGATTTCAAGCAGCATCTGATGTACGGGATACTCGTAACTCTTGCGGCTGGTAGTTCCGTCCGCTGACGGGGCAACCGGGAGAATACGCAACTTGTATGTGCCCAGCTTGTCCATCCTGAAAAACTCTGTCCTGGCAAATGATTTGTTTTCTTCCGCAGTCCGTATCTGCGCTTCCTGATAAGTTTCCTGTGAACCCAGGAAAAGGTTCTCCAGATTGTCCATGGATACAGTAGTGGCTGCATCCTTACAGTTTTGTTCCTGCATGGTAATGGTTATTAATGAAAATACCGAAGAATATGGACTATAAGTACGGCTGTTCCGGTTTCATATTTTACTGACCGCACTCTCAATTTACAATGTTGGCAATGGGGAAAGTGAAGTGTTTCTTTCGCCCGGGGTGCCCGATCAATTCATTTGACTGCAAAGATATAAGGTTCTTCCCAATACGCCAAGAGAGTTGAAATATTTCTTTAAATACGGGAATCAAGTCATTGATTATCATTCGGTATCAAAACGCTTTTTAAATCATTCTTAAATAATAGTTGTTTATATTTAAGAATTTTCTTTTGGTTGCGTGCAATGAAAGCTTCCATTTTTTTCTTTCTGACGGACTCATAATACTCTTTCCTGCCTTCGGTCAGCAGCTTGGGTCTTTTACAGTAAAGCCCCGTAGCGGCGTACTCATTCATGCACCGCCGGAACTTGGGCTTTTTATAGGTAGGGTCTCTTGATGCCTTGCATACCAGTTCGATGACTTCCGCTTCAGGGTGGGGAAATGATTTGTCCTTATACCTCTGCATGATAATACCGTATGCTACCGGCATCTCATATTTGAGCAGAAACCCCAAGCGTGTCTGCTCGAAAGGGTACTTTTTACAGGTTCCTTTGGGACGGCCTTGTTCGAACTTTCTTTTGACCGGCCCCGGGGGAATGTATTTCGTCTGCCGGCTGCCTCTTACTCTTTTCGCTTTTGTCATCTGCCTGGATTGTTGGTTCTACATTTGTTTCCGTCACTTTGGACTTTCTCTCAGTCCGGTAAGCCAACCGGGAAATCTCCCGGCGGCTGTCAATGTCCTTTTGAATATTTATTTTTCTCATAATTAAATTGTTATGTCATATAGGTAAAATTTACATTTGTATTTACGTTATACCATCCGCTTTCGAAGATTTGCATACTGCGGCTTCCACCGTTAATCAGGAAAGTGGTTCCGCGATTGTATTTGGCATCGTCATTCCAGTCACAAAGCGTTGTCCTGACACCAAACGCCGGAGCTGATATGTCATTGGGAAGCACCGCCACCGTACCTCCCATATTACTGCCATCCCGGCGTGCCGTATTTATGACTCCCTGGATACAAACGATGTTGCCGATCTGCCTTACAAACAATCGGCTTGTATCGGTGCCGTTGCCGGAGTTCGCCATCTGTCTCCAGCCGGTATCTGTCAATTTGGGTTGGTATTCAGGTGCATAGGCAGCTCCCAGTTTATTGCAAACCTGCTTTTTTGCATCTGCATTCGCCAGCAGAAGGTCTGACAACTTGCTGTCCTTTCGTAGATAAGTGTCTTTGACGTCCGCTTTGGAAAGCACATCCAGTTTATCCCGAAGAACCTTCTGTGCGTCGGCTGAACTTTTCCCTTGCGTGACCAGATAGTCTATATAGTCCTGAAAAACCGATGCGGTAACGGGGAACTTTTCGTCCGCATCACTTCTGGAATAGATATTCAGGTTATTGGCGATACATCTTTGTTCTTCCTCGGTGTATCCTTCCAGCAGACGTCCGGCTTTCTTTGCCAGTTCCTTTCTGGCATGTGACAGCAGTACATAGCCTTCCACTTCGGCATGTGACATGTCATCCTTATCCACATAAGCAAAGCTGCCTGTTTTGATATCTTCCAGCTTTTGTCTCATCTCCGGGGTAAAGACAACACCGGTATATTCATTTTCAGCATCCAGTTTTTGGGCAAGCAGTTTGTCTACTTCCACCGTTGAATAAACACTGATATTCTTTCTTGCCAATGTCCTGTCCGCCAAGTCGGAAAGGTTTTCCGCCTTTGACAACTTTAATGCTCCGGTTCCTTTCTTCTCCGCATCCAGATTGTCACGTACATCCGCCTGCTTCTGTGCTTTCAGGGCAGCCGCCTGTTCAGCCGTCATCCCGTTTACTTCATCAGCGGTCAACGACACAAGTTCCAGCAGGTTGCCTGATACTTTAAGAAACAAGCTGTCAGCCTGTCCTTTAGAATAAATATCCAGTGAACCCCGTGCCATAGCTATATCTGTAAGGTCGGAGAGATTGCAGGAAGCCGTCAGTTTTTCTGCCAGAGCATTCTTCACCTGTACTGCGGTTACATAGCCGTTGTTTCCGTTTTCAATGTCTCCCGAAGATATACCTTCCAGCTTTTCCTTGAGTTTGGTTGTAAAGTCCTCTGTAGAAAGCTGTTTCCCATGAATGAAATCCACCTTTTTATCTAAGGCTTCCGTAAAATCATTCCGGTTTACATAGGTTTCCGACAGGCTGGTTCCGTCTATTTTTAAGTCTCCCGTGATATTGACGAATCCTTTAGGCAACAGGTTGATATTGCCCGCTGTGTTGGTAACTGAAAAGTCAGGGTTTTTATCGGAAGTAAATCCGACAGATGCCAGTTCATTGCCTTTTAGATCAGTGAAACAAACAGAGTTTACCTGTCCGGAGCCGGAAGCCAGGGTAATACCTTTCCCCAAAACGGTGAATGATCCGTTGACTTGTACCTCTCTGGCTTTTCCCCTGACGTGTAACAGGGGAACGGCAGTCTGTTTGCCGTCAAATACACGGAAGTCCCGGAACTTGTTTGTTCCATTTCCTGTAGTATTGACATCTATCGCACCTTCATCAGTATCATCAAGGATATTATTAAGGGCGTTCTTTTCTAGCTGGAGCGAGCCGATGTATGCACTTCGACTGGAAGCATGAGGATAAGTAATTCCGTTCTCATCTATCCGCGCCATTTGCTTCCCGTCTTTGAGGAAGGATATGGAACCGTCAGTCGAAATACAAATCTCGCTGACCAACAACCCGTTCAGATAAGAACCGAAGGAGGCGGCTTTGTCCTGTTTTACCAATTGCCTGAAAGAATATCCTGAAGGGGAGACTACCGATATGGCGGTCTTGGACTCCAGTCCTTTTTCGGCAGTCAAACTTCCGGTGACGACCAAATCTTTTTTAAGGGTCTGTTTACTGAAGGGAGTATCCAATAGGACAGCATATTGCCCGATAAACTTATCGAGGAAACGCGGGGCGTAAGCCTTGGTAACCTCAATGAAGACGGGAACTTTGCCTGTCAGCTCATCCGCTGTTGTCGGCAGCAAGTTACTTCCTGTACACAGGTAGTTGTTACGTCCCTGCTTGTTCACGTCTCCGGCATAAACCACCGTGTCGGTGCCGTTCTTTTCATAGATATAGTAGGGAAACATAGCTGTATTGCAGCCTTCAAAGTAACGGACTTTGCCGTTTATCCAGACATAGCCGGAAGAAACGGTATTTCCGGTGACCTCACAGCCGGAGACGATAAAATTCTCACAGCCGCTAAAAATGGCTGTCATGGAGAGCGCCAGTTCTTGCAGGTTCAGTATGTCATCCACATAGGTATATCTTCCTCCGGTCGATGCAACGTATTCTTTCATAGGATATAATCAGGTTAAGGTTAATCAGGGGATATTTCTGTCCGGTCTATTTTTATCAGGTATGTTTTACCCGCCACTTTATAGGTATTGATAACAAAGGAAAGCATATAAACGAATTCTTTCTCCGGTATATTGATTTCAGGAACAAGTATCATGAAACTCACCTTATTGACCGACTTCTCTTCGGTGAGATAATGTAATTCCCTTGGTCTCTCTTCCGGTCGGATTACAGCGGTTACTTCTTCCAGGTTGTACCACACAGTAAAGGGCTTGCCGTCCGATGCGTTCTCGTGGTAAATATCTGCTCCGAGCGGGATACCTTCCGAAATCCGTATCTTCTCACCGCCATGCTTCAGGCAGGTACCGAACTTGTGGTTCAGGTACCACTCAAAGTACATGACTTGTGATGTCATACGTGCCTCAATATGCTTTTCCGCAGCAAAGGAGCAAAACTTTTCGTTCAGCGTATGCAGCGGCCATACCAGGCTTTGCAGGAAAAGGATATACTTCCTTCCCGAGAGGTAATACGGCACCAGCCTGTTTACCAGCCTGTCCGTAGACAATTTGTATCGGTTTGCTTTCATCCTTCAACGATTAGTTTGATTGCCTGCCGGAATGTTGGCAGGTCCTGTTCTTTGCCCGTAGCGGAAGACTGCTTCATAAAACCGGAAGATGTTTTTGCCGTACGTCGGACCTTCCTAGCCGGGAGAAGATTACCGTCCGTATCGTAGGAAGCGATAAAGATTCCCTGTTCCGGTGTTGCTTCCTCGTCGATATAAACATCCGTCACATGCTCAACGCTACGTACAGCCTCGATGACGGAAGACACATAGATGGACGAGTCGAAAGGCATCTGCATGATGTATTCATCCAACTTTTCCTCTATCTTATCGTATATCTCGCTTTCCGGTATGCCGCCGTCAAAGAATACGCTGATACGCGGGATAAGGATATCCCCTTCACGGCTGATTACCTCGATCCGTGTTCCGGCAAACTTCATTTTATTGATATAGGCATTGACAGGAACCAGTTCCGATACGGGCAAGGGTGCCAAATGTCCTTTCTCACCGACGGCAACTTTAAGAATCAGTTTGCTGTCCAGGTTGGTATCATCCGTACTTTCGATGTAAGATACCTGCGTGATGATTCGTTTTGTCTCGTCAACATTGGCATACCCGAATGCCAGACCATCTTTCCGGACAGTCAGTTCATCCCCTTGCTGGTATTGGAGCAGCGCATTGGCATAGTAAGTGGGCGTTCCGTTCACACGCTGGTTTATGGCTGTCGAAATATCCACCGCGAACACATCAAGCAGTGTTTCAAAACTATGGATTGCCGCTGCCGTGGTCCATGCCAGCGTATTCATAACGCTCATCTTGGAGTCGCTGGAAAATTCGCTTAGTTCCAGCCTTTTCTTTCTCTCGGTTATAATCCCGTTATAGATTTCCTTGATCGTCCGGCTCATACGTATAAGTTTGGTTGTTGATAATAAATGTCCAGGCACCCGCTTCATTCCAGGCAGGCTCGTGGGTAAGCATCCATATCGCTTCCATGCCGGAAGCTGTCAGGTAATTCCCATTGCTGTCTTTATCCGGTTTCCGGTAAGTTCCTGTCGGCTCCGTCGTCAGGAGAACCGTCAGGTTACGCCTTCCATAATGCTGTTTGAGCAGTCCTTTCAGGTATGTATCCAATACGGAAGACGTCAATCCTGCCCGGGTAAGATCGAGCCGCATTAGTTTCTTCAGGGACAATAACGGAGAAAGATCACCCGTCTGCACTCCGGCAAGATTCAGCTCGTATATATTCGCGGCAAGCGAAAGAAACGAAAGGTCAAGCTCCGTATGCTTACAGGTAAACTTCTCTATATGTACCGGACAAAGGATATAAACGGACGATGCGTATGAACCGCTCAAATCCAGCAGCCGCAAACTGACCGTACCATACAGGCGTATTTTACGCCTTACGGCAATTCGGTCGTTGAAGCAATGTTCCAGTTGTTGCAGCTCATTCGTCAGTGTAAAGAGTTCCAGTTCCGTATTATCACCCCAGTCTATTTCCAGCGTGCCGTTTCCGCTCATCCAAAGGGATGAAGATGTCCGTCTGCTATCCAGGTAAATTTCCATAAAGAGTGCCTCAGACGGCTCTTTGGGATAGACATTCCGTTCTCCGTTGGCAGGCTGAATCCCATACATGCGGTTATATGCCAGTATATCGGGGCTGATTGTAAAATCATCCGTATAGTCCAGTTCGTCTCCGCTTTTTAAGGTATCATCCAGCGATAGTTCCGGATTATTGATAAGCAGATCGACGACACCTTCAATACTGCCGTACAGGCACATGGCAACGTCATAGATATTCTGTCCGGTGGTTATTGTGTATTTTCCCATAATGTCCGTTTAATCCGTTTGTTTCTCTTCCACGTCCAGCAGCAGCTCGCCTGTGGACGAATCCATATACGCATTTTTAATAATCATGCCGTCCGCCTGGAATTCGCTCTGGAGCTTGGCCGGAAGGTTGGAATTCTCGAAGTTTCCGTGCAGGTATTTGATAAGCCCTACACCAGTGGTAGGATGTTGATAGAGGTTTCCTGCCGAAGCTTTGAGAAGGAATACCTTGGTCTGTTCCAAAGAAGGTTTGATAATGAAATCAGTTTCATTCGCGCTATAAAGCAACAGGCTGCCTTCATACAGGACCAGGTTGAAGTTATTCTGCTCATTGATTCTCCTGAAAGCCGAGAGGTATAACGTTCCCATATCGGAATTAAAGACAGTAAACCATATACCGTTATCCATCCGGTTAATCATATAGGAACTTTCACCGTTCCCTTTATCCAGAAGGAAGCGGAGTTTCAGTTGCCTGTATTCAGGGATATATGGGATATGTACATGAATTCCACCATTATGACGGTTTCCGAAGTTGCCGGGCACGGTGATTTCTCCATAGCAGTACTTTCCGGTATCCGTTCCCTCTGCCTCATTCAGGAACATAAAGGGATAAAACTGTTTGTCAGTAAGGTTATCATTTAGATTTACCTCTCCGTAAGAGGCGTCCATATTAATGTCTTGTCTTGCCATTGCTGATAAAAAAGAAAAGGACACCCCACGTCAGCGGGATATCCTATTCGGGGTTTCAAATCGTATAACACAATCAATTATTCCTGTTTCTCTTTTTCCAAGTCCGATTGCTGAATAGCATCGTACATCTTCTCAACGGTCTGCCACATATCATCCGGCAGATTCTGATCGGAGATCTTTTCACAGGATACCTTCAGGTACTTCATCTCATCCGGTGAGAATTCTACTACCAGCGGGGTATCCTTATCCACATCCCATTCGATGCGTTTGGTTTCCTGGTTTTCTTTCAGCCCGACCGCTTTCCGTTCTTCACCCGAGATGTCAATTTTACCCAGGATACTTTTCTTTGTGTTGAAATCCCTGAAGTTGCCTTCTTTGGGAAGAAATGCCGGGATGTAAAGTCTGTCTTTGATTAGTAATTCCATACGTTTCTGATTTTCTTTTTTGTTGTTTTTCAAGGAATAGGGAAAGATGCAGGAAGATGTTTTATTTCCCTTCCGTCTTTTCCTGTCCGGTTGCCATTTCTTTCCTGATTTCTGTTACAAAATTCTCAAAATCTGCGAAATAGGCACTGACTCCTTCCATTGAAAGAAAGCTGCATGAGAGTGCATGGTTCTCATAATAGATACTTCCCAGGTATTCTTCCTGCCCTCCGGCGGATGCGGGAGTCAGCACGTTGGCAGAAACGCGGTTCAATAATCCGTTGGATACGCTTGTTTCCAACCGGTAGTAAGCGTTAGCCGTCAGGGCTGTCATGCTTTTGGTGACGATGATGTTCTGTATTTCCATAAAAGATAAGTAGTTTCTTTGGAGGAATAGGGTTATTGTTCTAAAAAAGGTCAATCAATACCATTTGTTTCTTCCGTAAACGACAAAGTCGAAAGGAGAACCGTCCGCACCTCCGTTACTTGCCACATTCTGAATGACAAAGTAAGAAGAGGCTCTTTCCACCAACCTGAAGAAACCGTAATATCCGTTATTTTGGCAACCTTGCGCAAATACGGTGTAATTCGTATGTCCCAGGTTGTGATAGAATTTGTATTTGGCACTCCCCAAATGAGTCGAGGATGTGACATTACAGCCTTCACCCCATATCTTGCTGAAACTCGCACTGTAGCCGCTATTGTACTTACTGCCAATATACAGGACACCCGGTGCGCACCACCGTTCGCCTGCACGTTGTCCAAATTGCATCGGTCCGTATGCTTCAATGGCATAATTGGAACCGGCATTGGCAACAATGGATAATCCTACGGCTCCTGTCGCATACGTCTGTATAGCAATACCTGTCCGTGCGGAATCGGCACGAAGGGAAAGCAACGCACTGTATGAGTTGATTGTCATGGAGGCGTTGCCCATCATGGATGAAAACTCAATGGAGGAATCGGCTGCCGTATTAATCAGTTTGTTACCACTGATGGTAAAGCCTGCAATCAGCCCCGAGTTGGCAGTGATATTGCCTTTAATCTCTACATTTCCTTTTGTATCCCATTTGATGTTTTTGTCCGCTACATACCCCGAGCCGTCCCTGTCGAAGAATACTTTCCCGTATCCGAACGTCGCTGCACCGTCGGAACGTAGTCCCCAGTAATCCTGTACACCGTCATCGTTGTACAGATAACCGCTTGCCGAGATATATACCCGGTGTCCTCCAGCCGGCGAGGAAGCATAGATGGCGCCTGATAGGATGTGCCAGCCCCCAATCTGTCCGGCCACTGCCTTAATCCCCGTGCGGTCGAGCGTAACCTTTTCAGAGTTTGCCGCGTCACGTACGGAAATACTGCCGTTATAGGCACTTCCACCGACAACCAAAGTGCTGTCTATGACAACTTGATTGGCACGTACCATTCCCGTATAGATTCCGTTCGAATCAATTGTAGTTGTATATTTCTCCGTTGATGTCACATCGAATACCGTTGCGTATGCCAAATACCAAGCCACGTTCCCGGTGCCTTCTATGTAAAAGTAATTGGTGTTGGAAAAATTAGACGTACCGCAAGTCACTTTGAAGATGTACTCTGCCCAGTCTCCCGTACCAGCGTTAGAAGTCAACCATTTGGAAGAACCACCTGTCCCGATACTATTTGAATCCCATTGTACCTTACGACCGACAGGTATTTTGGCTATAAAGCGGGTGATAAATATTTTACGGTTAGAACACTGGGTTGCGAAATAAAAACCGCCACATCCCGGGGAAGCCGTTCCAGTGGTTGTTATTTCTAACACTTTCTTGCTGTCATTTGGGGCACTATTATCGGACAACCAGTTAAGTGTAACTGTGCCGTTTCCTGATTTATTATAGGCGCCAATATAATTGCTTCCTTTTTCAAAGGTTGGATCACGATATAGCATTTTACCGAATGCCATGGCAGTGGCGAGCTCTTTGGCTGCGTCCGCTTTGGCAGTCGCATCCGTAGCCGCTGCATTAACTGCTTCTGTCTTTTTGGTATCAGCATAAGACTTTGCAGAGTTAAGCGCATTGGTAGCTGCATTTGTCCAGTTCAACGATACTGACGAAGTGAAAGTCACTGTTCCCGCAGCGTTCCAGGTTATATTACCGTTCGCAATCTGTCCGGAACCGTCGTTATTGAGTCTCCATTTTGTGCCATTACTGATAGAGCCGTCACTACCCAAATAGACACTATTCTTATATATCTGCGTGGAGTTGATGGTCCAGCCTCCTATGGTTCCCCTGACGAATGTACATGTCAATCCGTTAATATAGGCGGTATTGATAATATTGCTCTTAATGGTCGCCGCATCCAGTTTATCCGCTCTGATACTTCCGGCAGCTATCCGGTCAGCTGACAGTGTACCGGTAGTAATGCTGGATGCGTTGATGGCGACGGCATTTACCTGTGTAGCAGTAAGGGTTCCCGTGTAGATTCCGGTAGACGAAATCTTCGTCAATTTTGGAAAACCTGAACCTCCCAATGCCGTGGTTATTGAATTTGTGGAGTTTTGGGCGTCTGTTGAAAGTTTATTCGCATCACTATCCGACTGGCTCCAGTCAGTAGGCTTATTCCCCTTTTCCAGTTTAAAATAGGCAACATTATAAAATGTAGACTCGTTACTTCCTCTGTATAGAAAAGGACGGAAGCTGTCAGCATCGGATGTCAGTTTAAAAACAACATATATTCTTTTCCATGTATCGGCAACCACGGAAGTATCGTACTTTAATACAGATATTTTGGACTGGCTGGTATTATCCTTCCCTGCCCAATAATGCAAAGGAGCGCTTCCGTGCCCTGTAACAGTTTTATTACACCTGACCATTGCGGAATAAGTATACTCCACATTCGTTTCCAGCTTCAACCATGCGGAGTGAACGAGTCCTGTACCGACATCGGTCTTTATGGTCGGTTTGCCATTGAAAGTCACGGATGAATCTATGGTGTATCCACCACCATTCGTTGTATATCCTCCGTTCCATCCGGCAGCCTTCCAGTTGCCGGAGTTATTCAATAAGTTGTTACCACCTATCTGAATATTTTCTATTGCGTTGGTCCAGTTCAATGATACGGACGAACCGAACGTTACTGTTCCGGTTGCATTCCATGTGATGTTGCCGTTTGCGATCTGTCCGGAACCGTCATTGTTGAGTTTCCATTTCGTACCGTTTGTGATAGAGCCGTCACTTCCCAGGTATACGCTGTTCTTATATATCTGTGAGCTGTTGATTGTCCATCCGGCTATCATATTGACCGACCCCAGCTTAAATACTTCAGCCGAGCCGTCATGCCCGTATAGTCCCCAATCCGTATCGGAATTATAATAGAGCATAACACAAGCCGTTCCACCAGCGAGGACTGCATTGGCGGCTTTGCATATTCCCATACGTCGTGAACCACCGGCCTGTAGCACCAGCCGTTTACCGGAATCATATAGTTTGTCTGTCGTTATGGCAAACCCACCGACAGTCCCGCGTACAAACGTACAACTCAATCCGTTTACATAAGTTGTATTGATGATGTCGGTTTTGATACTTGTTGCATCCAGTTTACCCGCCACGATACTTCCCGCAGCGATACGGTCCGCACTGAGTGTTCCTGCCGTTATGCTTCCGGCATTGATGGCGACTGCATTTACCTGCTGTGCCGTAAGTGTTCCGGTATAAATCCCCGTACCACTCAGATAGGTTTTCAGTTTGCCGTCCGCATTGATTCCCTGGGGAATACCGTTTACGATGACGGTGGATATTTCAGCAAACGGAGCGGTGGTTTCCAGTCCGTAAATGGATGTCAGACCTTGGTTTCTACCTATCTCCGGGATACCTATCAGAACGTAGGGAACTCTGGCATCGGCTACTGTATAATCCGAACCTCCACAACGTTGAATGGCTGCTGATAATGTGGCATTGATACGGATGGCATCATAAGAGGTAAGGATGATTATTTTTGAACTGTCGATAGCGTTCAACGCGGTTGCAAGATTGTTACAGTTAGTCTCGTTGGAATAAACGTCGTAATTCGTATGACTCACCACTTTCAGATCACTTCGGTTAATGACACTCAGTGTCAATCCCCTTGCAGAAGACTCATGGATTTTTGTACCGTTCAGTGTGATATATCGTGCGGCGGCATGGTTTAATCCGGTTCCGCGAACATACAACTTTCCATTGTTGGCGGCTGTATTGGCGGCATTAGTCCAATTTAAAACAACAGAAGAACCGAATGTGACATTTCCTGCCGCGTCCCAACTGATATTTCCACCCGCAACAGCACCTGCTCCAGTTGCGTCCAGTCTCCATTTGTATCCCCGTATACCGTTTGAGCCGAAACAAACCGAACCCGAAGCTCCTGTGTATGCTCCGGAAGTATTGTTTTTCGTACCACGGTATATAGAGTCCGTGTCAATGCTCCAGCCGCCGATCTTACCACGCACCACATTCAGCGTCAATGCTTCAATGTTGCCCGCGGTAATCAATGACGTTTTCAATGCAGCCACGTTGATAAGCGCGGCATCAATGGTTCCGGCTGTGATCTGGGAAGCATTGATACGGACAGCGTTCACCGTATTGGCAGAAAGTGTTCCCGTAAAGATACCAGCAGAGCCTATATAGGTGAGCTTTGTTGCCCAGCCTTCCGTATTCGCCTTGTTAGTAATCGTATCAGCTACCTTCTTTGCATCTGTTCCGGCTTTCTTTGCGTCGGATACACTGCTGTCCACATCTTCGGGAGCGGGAACCCAGTCTGCCGCTTTACTACCTTCCACCAGCATAGGGAGAGCACACCAGTACGTTCCCACAGTCTGAAACCCGAAAAGAACCACTGCGGATGTAGGGGTGATATTTTCAATGACAATACGTTGCCATGATGTAGTGATATTTACTGTTCTGATTCCGGAAATACCGATGCGTATTTTCATAACCGATGCCACCGAACCTTTTACATACATCGAAAAGCTGGCGGGCGTACACACTTTGCCGTTGATTGCATTAAAATAAGTCCTTTGGGTAGCGGCGTTGGAATCCGTACACGCCGTATTTTGTATGACTTTTAAGGTCCTGTAATTATTGTACAGGGTGACTGTGTCAATGGATACGGTAGTCCCTTCAGCCGAAACTCCTGTCAGGCTTGCTGTAAAAGCACTATTGCGGATGTAATTACGGCCACCGATTCTTATTGCGTTTACCTTGTTGGCAGCGTCAGTGGCAGCGGTGGAAATTGCTGCGCTTTTTGCCGCATCCGCTTTTGCCTGTGCTGTTGTCGCTGCGGAACTTATCGCTTCCGTTTTGGCTGTATTGATAGCGTTTACCCAGTTAAGCGTTACTTCCGAACCGAATTCTATCTTTCCGTTTGCTGAATTATAACGGATAAACTGGTTTCCTTTCCCCAGCAGGATACTTCCCGTGCTGTCGATTGCAAATGTCTTGTATCCGTCTTTGAATCCGTAAATACCGTTGATTATCTCTGTTGCAACCGTTCCCGAAGCATTGACGGTGCTTAACGGGAACCTGCCGATAGCGATACCGGTTATCGTATTGTTACTGTTCCTGGTGCCTGCGAATATCTTAGGTGTAATCACAGAGTCCGAACCTATCACTGTCTTGCCGCTGTTCCAGTCCTTCACCCAGTCAAGCATGTTGGAATCGACTCCTGCCGTACCGGCCTTTGCCTTGGCATAAGAGAAGGAAATACTATATGTCTGTCCGGCAATAATCACAGGAATGGTTACCAATCCGCCGTCTGCCAGATTGGTCGTATTAGCTGCAACAGAGAATGTTACCGTCTTATTGGTGTTGTTCACTGTAATAGCTGAGAATCCGGCGGGTTTGGTAACGGCACCAATTGTGAAGTTTGTCAGGTTATCGTCACCCAGCACCACTTTGATGACAGAACTGAAAGATACTGCCTGCGGAATCGTACCGTTATTGTTAGCCGTGAAAATATATTCACTGACGGACTGCCTGATCGTATAAGAGTCCTTTTGTACGAGGATAGTTGCCTGCCCCCGTGCGACAAGTTGTTTTTCCATAGGTAAGGTTTTGGTCTAAGGTAGAATAGGGTAAAAACAGAAAAAGGCGGTATTACACCGCCTTAAAAATCTAAAACTTCCAAATAGCCGCTATTTGGAAATTTCGCACATCAACACCCCGCGTCCCGTAACATCGGCTTTGGCAACCGTGACGGACTTGCCCGTATAGGTTTTTACCACCGTTGAACCTGCCGCATTCCAGAGTTTCCACGTATATGTATATGCCGTCCCTGCACTGTCCAGCTCATCGCCACCCCGGTAAAGAACGGCTTTGGCATCCACATCGTTCAGGTTGTTCTTGATAGTAAACCCTTTCTGACTGACGATATGCACAGTAATGGGGTCGGACATATCCGAAAAGGAAATAATATCACAGACTATCTTGTTAGCCGAAGCGTTGCCTGCGGAAGTATCCGTGTCTTTGACGGCGCACTTGAATGTCTCAAAGTTCAGTACGGCATCTGCGGTAATCGTGATTTCGTTGGTCGTCCACCCGGCTGTAACGCCTCTAGGGTTGGAAGATGTCAGGCAAGACCAGCTTGCACCCAGCATGGAATTATAATACGGACAGGAAACGGATGCCCCCGAGGCGGCTGCGACACTTAATGCGGTTGTCAGCGTCACCACTTTGGTACTGGCGTTCACTGCGGAAATCGTGTATTGTGCCGAGCCTACTGTCATCTTTCCGCCGGCTTCCATATTGGCAACATTGGCAACGGTTAAGGTGGTAGCCCCAACAGCCGCAGCCGCTGTTATGGTAGTCGGGGCAAACACGGACGAATCCTTGATTCCCCAGGCATAAGTGATGTTCGTATTGTCAATGGTGGCACCACGCCACATATCGCAATGTGCTTTGAGAACACCCACTTCATCGTTGCGGAAAACAACGCCGTCCGGAGCATAAGCTACCGCAACGATAGTCGCACCCGCGTTCAGATGTTGGGTGAACTGTATCTCGGCACGGAAAGGAATCTCCAGTCCGTTCGCATCGACATAGATCGCTTCAAACCCATATCGTGCCTGGGGAGCTGCGACACTCATGTGATTGGCTTTGATAGTGAGCGTGTATTTGTCTGATGCTGCCCCTATGGTACAGCTGTCCTGTCCCGAAGTGATGGCCGCTCCATTTTTAGTCCATTTCGCACTGCCGGATTTGATACCCGGAACCAAAGTTGCAGAGTTCCCCGTTGTGGTGATCTGATCGGCTGACCCTTTTCCGCTGACATATAATGAAGGCGTCAGGACAAGATAAGGGGAAGCAGTCCAGTTAGGTGCATAAGCGCTTGTATCCTTGTTAAAAACCTGTGTGAGAGGTTGGTTGGAAGCGATGAACGCCTGAAGGGAGACGGCATCGTTCTGGTCAATAATGGTAACCTGCCCGCGGGCGACTTTAATAGCCATAATGATTCAATTTATTGGGTTGATAATGTTACTTCACAGTCAAATACCGCCTTGCGAAAGACGTCATCACCGGTTATTTCCAGCGTCTTGCCTGTATGTGATATGGAATTCCATAGAGAATCCTTTTCTTTGTCATCACTGGTACGCAGCCAATGAAAATTCTGATCAGGGATCAGTTCCGTAATGTCTTCACCGCCTTTGAGAACACGGGCAGACAGGGACGTAGTGATAATTCCACCCCGGAAGATATTTCCGTTTACCGAAGCGATATAGACGGAATAGCTGTCGGCTCCGTCATATTGTTTAGAGACAGTGTAACTTTCAAAGTACTCGGCGGCATCCAGCACGGCTACATACCTCAGAGTTAATACGTCCCTGCCTTCCCAAAAATGAGAGGCGGGAAGTAGCTTGAGACAATCCCGGTCAGTTCCGGGAATATCCTTCCAGTTTCCGCTGGCATCCATATATTGCCACCGCCTTGCTGTTGCCGTAAAATTATATTCGGTGGCAAAGAGGGTGATCTCATTCGGTTCGCAGGTGTTCTCATCCAAAGCGTCTTTATAATGAAAAAGACTGGTTCCGTTAATGGTCACATATTTAGTGCGCAGGTTCTCTTTTGCCTCATCGTCAAAATCTTCCCAACGGATAGTAACGTCCTGTAAAGTGATCGTGTCCTTTGTCCATTTGAATCTGCCTTCTGCAAAATAGCCTGTTCCGTCAGGGTTGATGACGAACGAACCGTCACCGGCTGAGATGGAACCGTCCGGATTCAGTTTAAGAAGCGGGTTCTGTATAGTTCCACCCACACCGCCTCTCGAAAACCAGGCTCCGTACTGGTCGGTATCATCAAGCCTGCCGTCTGTTGCCTGATAGAGTGTGGGCTGCTTTCCTTTTTCGAGTTGAGCGGAACAAAACATCACTCCGGTTGCATCCGGAACAATGTCTATCAGAAAATCCCCCGGTCCTTCGTAGCGGGTTACAAATGGTATATGATAGCGTTTCCACTGACTGTCTATTTCTATTTTCTGCAACAGGTGCCCGTTTTGTGAGACAGACAAAGAACCTGGTGTCCCTTTTGCCCAAAAGGAGAAACAATAGTTCTCTCCCTGGTGAGCCTTTGCCCAGTTTTGAGTCTGGGCAATCAGGACAACACCTTCAGCGGGAACCGGGAAGATGTCCCCGATACCGGCAGGCGGTTGTTCGCCGGCAGCCTTTTTGACCGGATGCAGGAAGTTGCCGTACAGCGAATTTATCAGGCAGTTCTTGTGGATGCGTCCTACATAGAAGGTACTGGCAAAGCCCGTTTCATCCCCGGCTGTCAGGGTACCCGCTATATTTACATCCCGCGTCGCATAGAGCCGTTGGAAGTAGGCGCCGTAACCTTCCAACTGCCCGAATGTCGGGTCGATAATTCCCTGTACTTTTCCTACACGTGCCTTGGTAGAATCTGCGAAGGTGGCTATATCCGAAAGCCGGATGATGTTCAGTTCGGCTATCTCGCACCAGTCGCCCGGTTCCAAGTCGGATAAATCCAACTTGAAACTCCGTTCGTATTCGGACAGATAATCTATATTAATGACAGTAAGTTTATACTGCCACCCCGTTGAAACTGCCAATGTTCCGCTTCCGTCTGTTTCAGAGCCGTCAGCATATCCTAAAGAAAAAGGGAGTGCCGAAAAATCCCTGGAAGCACGTATCTTATAAGAAATGATAACCTTCTCCGGATTTTCAAGTCCTTTGCCTATCGTCTGCTCCAGTCCGCATTTTCCTGGTAACGATATTCCGTTACGAAGGATTCTGAATACCCGGTTACAACCGTCCTTATATGGCAGGTATTCTCCGGAAAGTATTCCCCCGGCAGTGAGCGTATACCGGCAGGTATTATCATTGCAGGGATAACAAAGGGATTTTTCCTGCGCCATACCGTCGATAATATCCATGTAAGGAGATTCGTTGTCTGATGCAGTCAGGTACATGGCACCGCTACGGTCTTCGTCGAAAAGGCTGGTTACCCGTACAAAGTCGAGTATCTGCCCGTTTTGCGGGACATCTCCATCCAGCAAAGCACCTACAAAATAGGCAGACTCCTGTTCTTCCCCTTCCAATGTAGTAATCGTGTCAATTCCAGTTTCCAGCACGGTCATCAGGGAGTAAACAACATTCTTCCCGTCGAAATACTGCCGCCTGACCACATCACCCATACGGAGTCCCTGCCTTTTGGCGGACTTGGGTGAAATACATATCTTATATTTGTTATATTTCAGTAGAGACATAGTTTATATATTGGATTATAAAGGTATGACTGTATCGCCACAACAGCTGTCCGTTACCCAGAGCGAGCCGTTTGTGGCAGTATTTTTCTGTACTTCCAGTTCATAAACACGCATCTTCTTTCGGATTACCACTTCGTCAAAGGTAGCCTGTATGCTGCCCGTAGTCTTGTTCTTCAGGATTGCCCAGCCGGAGCCTGCGAAGCCTGAAGAGAAATGTTCGCTGCTGATGCCGCCCATGAAGTATGCATCCCCATAATGCCGGATGCCGTTTGCCACGGAAAGCAGATAACTGTCAGCCGTGAAGATTAGCTGCTTGTCCATTAGACGGGTGAACGAACCGTCAATACCAAGATGCCCTGACGTTTCAATAGGTTTGTTGAAACTGAAAAAGTCAGCATCTGTCTTTAGACAAAACGTGTCCGAATAGCGGTCCTGCCGTTGATAAAGACTGGTGGAAGGGACAAAGGACAGTGAGGCTTCATAAGGATAAGAAACAGTCATTCCGTTCTCGCTGTCTGTCCGGAAAACTTCGGAAGCGAAGTTCAGAGTTTCATTCTTTCCATAAAGATACGCACCAGCGGAGCTACCCAGTCTTAGCCGTTTGTGGATAAGAATCCCTTCATCCTGTTTATCCTTATGGTAAGATGAAAGTAAATCATCACCATAATTATGCCTGACAGTCAGTGAGCCGGGGAAACATGCAGCACCATATTTACTTACCAGGACTGTATCCCCGTCAATGTCACAAAGGGCGGACTGCAAACGGAGTTTAGCCGTATTCTCACTGCCAAGCAATAAATCTCCGCCGGGTGACGCTAATAGTACCCCTTTGTCTTTCAACCGGGTAAGAACCGGTAAACCTTCTATCCGTATACCATAGCCTTCCGAAAAAGACAAGTATCCGCTAAAGTCTGCCGTATCAGAGTGGACAGAGAGTACCGTTTTGCCATTTGCCCCCAAATTGACGCTTTGCAGGGCGTTCAAAGCTCCTTTTAATTCAACAGCACCCGATACTTCCAGCTTTCCGGACACAAGGGCATTCCGCATCATCCATGAGATATCCGCCCGGTTTGCGTTACCTGTATGATATACATCCTTTCCGCCGATCTGTAAGAGAGCGGGCGTTATATATACTCCGGTTGCTTTATTTGTTCCGATGATAAGCTCACCCGTTGAATGGAGAGAAGAGGCATTGAAGTTAATCTGCCTGCCTTCCAACTCGATTGTTCCCAACGCAGAATCATATCGCAGGACTTGTTTGTCAGCCAGATACAGATTGTTTCCACCCAGTCTTAAATCCCCTGATATATTGATACCCGACTCTGAAACACGAAGCAGCATCCGGTTATCTGTTCCAGCTTCAAAACCATAGTTGGCACGTAACTGCCCCCTCATGTCATCGCCCGTCTTTCTCAGGTAGTCAAGAAGAATGCCGCCACTTTCCCCATCCCCCTCGCCATTTACCCCTGAAGAGATTGCACTGGCAAAGTTATAAGCAGTATTATGCAGGCGAACGGAAGTCTGGTCGCCTTCCATGATTGTCCCGGCATCCTGGGCATAAAAGAAGTTGTGGTACAGTTGGGAATAGATGGAGTAACAAAGGCTGCCCTTATCAAGAGTTCCGATGCCCGGCAATAGTTCTGTCATTGGGTATATGAGGTTTTAGAGAGAAAGTTCTGTATCTTGGAAGTCAGTGAGGCAAAGTTCGGCACATTAATGGCCGGCATGGTCCCCATAAGTGTAGGAGTCGTTATTTTGGAACACTCGGTGATAAACTCCAGCATCAGTTGTGCCAGCTGGTTGCCAAGCACCAGCGGTTCCGTCGCGTTTTCATTACCGAGCGTTACCTTCTTATCGGCAAGGGTAACAGTGGTACTTCCTACTTTCTGCTGAATCTTATCGGTTGTTTGTGTCATCCCGGACTTGTCCACCTTTTGACTGATGATCTCCGGTTCCAGAGTTTGTACAGCTTCTTTGCCGTCCTTGTTCTTTACGGTGGCGGTTATCTTTTCCGCGGTATATTTAGTGGAACTCTCGTTGCCGGTCTTCTCCAGTTCGTCATAATCCGGCGAGTCATTGTTTTCTGCGTCCAGTTCTTCGGTCTCCGTGACTCCGATAATGGTTTCGTCGTGGGAACAGAGCTGGATAACCCTTGCGTGGGAGTAGTTCAGTACATAGGCATACTTAGTTGCCGCATCCGTTACAATGGTTACGTCCGAGAATAAGGTAGGAATTATCAGGAATCCGCCGGAGTTGTCTTTAAGCCCGGCAAGCAAGACGCCTTTGTGGATGACCGGTTCGGAAGATGCCGTCTCGTCAGGAAACTCACCCACATCAATTGTTCCGGCATATTCTTTGTATTCACTGTCACCCGGATTGTCATGTACTTTGGCGACATAGCCGTGAATCATACGTGCCGTTCCGATTCCGCTGGTACCTGACGGAGACATACTGATGCGTTCCATACTCCGTCCCAACGCAATCTTGCGGATTGCCTCGGCAATCACCTGCTGACTGTTGTTACTTGTTGTTTCCATAGCTTTGTGTTTCTCCTTTTGTTATTTTATAGGGTAATTTTAAGGTCTGCCGGTATCCTTTCGTGCCGAACGTTGTCTTTACTTCCTCAACGATATAAGTCCCGTTTTTACTCGGATTTCTGTCATCCGTCAGCTCTACCTGCACAGCGGAAGGAAGTCCGAAATCTCCGAAAATGGAAACCGTTCCCGTAATACCGTTCAGATTATAGTTTTTAAAATATTCAATCGTTTCTTCTACCAGTTTATCGGAGTTTATCTTCATGTTGGGCGACATATAAGGCACTACTGTGTACGTACTTAAATCCACTTTCGTCCTGGTGTCGGCTCCCGATGCCGTCGTGTTTCCGGTCACCTTGTGCGTTTTCCGGCTGATCTGCGTGGCATTGATAGTCTGAAACTCCTTGCTACCTGATTTACCCGCATCATAATCAGGATTCAGGCGTACGGTCACTTCGAAGAACTTTTCATCGGCTCCTAATGCCTTGCCTGTAACGGCCAGGAACTTCGGGTCTACTTTCAGCACTTTCAAGCTACTTTCGGCCACATGATAATTGAAGTATATTTTATAGGGAACCGTATTGTCACTTCCCGGAAAAGACGGCTGCGCTTTGGAAAAAGAATAAGGACGTCCCACGGCAATGCGGGGCATGGCGTCCGGAGAGTCCTCATCGTATTTCAAAAAGCAATACACCTTGAACTTGCTCCAGTCATTCAGTACATCGGCGACCGTGAAATTGTCCGTCACCTTGACCTGTCCGATATTAATGTCGAACCTCTTGGTTTCGCTATGTATTTCAAATCCGGTGTCTTTAAGCAGGTTATATTTTTCTCCCAGCACCTCGTTCACCTTCGTTGTGAGAGGTGTTACAAATTTGGGCGCCTGTTTGAGTTTAAGCTTATATGCCATATTCTCACATTGAAGTTCGAACAGGCTGTCGGAATTATAGGCAGTGATGTAGCCGTCGAACATATTTTTCAACACACCGTTATATCCCAGTTTGATATTGATCCTCTGCCCGGTTTTGAATGTGTCTTTTCCGACAGCCGCCTGTGAATTTCTCTTCTCAATGATTATCCCGTCTTCCATTACTTCGGTGGTGATACGTGAAGCATCTTTCCCTTCCAGGGTGGCATTGACAATAATCGTGCTCTGGCATACCGTTCCCTTGGGAAAAATAACTTTGGCGGTTCCTATCAGTTTCTTATAGGTTTCCACAATCTCGATCTCCTGTACTTCCGTCAGGACTACCGGATTCAGAATTGCCATCGGGTTGCCCGGGTCTGCATCCCCGATAGTTATTTTACAACTTAGTACATCCAGGGTATTTACAGCCATTGCTTTGTCAGGGTTAAGAGTGAAGAAGGATCTACGACTTTGGTTCCGAATTGAACCAGTTTTATCCATTTATTCGTATGCTTGATGGCGGTATCTACCTTTTCTTCTGATGCCAGTTTTAATTCAACTGCCTCCGAAGGTTCTACCGCCACGCAGGAAAGCGTATAGGGTTGGATATTCCTGCAATCGCTGGCCGGGAAAGAGTAGCTGAGTACAATCAATTTCTCTATTCTGAACTGGCGAAGAATGGTGTTGTCACATTCAATCACTCCTTTATATTGCATCAGTTTCAGGAATTTGCTGACCTCGGCTTCCGGGTACACGTCCGGATACTTGCTGGTTATCTTTCCGCTTATGGTAATTTCCAGATCACCGCCCGAAATGAATTCCTTGCGGGTATAGTCACGCCCCTGTACAGTGGTCAGTACTATATTATTTTTGCTGCTAATCTGTACACCCGGCTGCAAATCCACGAATGTCACCAGCCCGTATTTGCTGTTCGGCTCTATTTTTCCGGATTCCGTATTAAAGTGTGTCCCTTCGGTACCGACAGACAATTCCAGATAATCCTTCACCACGTTTCCGACAATGCTGTCCGAATAGTTCTTTTTCTTGGCAACCGCCTGCTGTTCACTGATAAGCTGGTAGTATTGCCCCGTTTTGTTGGCGATGCTGGTCTGTGACTTTGTTTGCAGGTACTTGTCCCTTTCTTTCTGCTCCCAGTATTTCAGGTATCTCGGATAGGACCGTAACATCCCGTAGGCTAGTTGTGAAGCTGCCTGGACGATAGCGCGTTTAAGGATTTGTTTGTCCTTGCTGAAGTAATGCACCTGTCCGTCCGTAAACTGTGACAAGCCCATGCCGAGAGCACGGCGGGCAGCATCGCTTACATAATTTTCAGCACTGCCGCTGCCGATGATACCTCCGCTCAGGATTGTGCTTACACCGATATTAATTAGTCTGCTCATAGTTTATTGGAATTATAGATTAAGCGTTCCATGACGCGTCAAAGTCATGGACGACATCAATAAGCGCCTGCGCCAGCTGTCCTTTCAGATCCTGAATTTCCGCCTGTTGTCCTTCGGGAGACTTCATCAGGTCAATGGTGCCTACACTCAGAAGATTAGTGATTTGAACGATTACCTGTTTAGGGGCTGCCGAAGATAATTTTCCGGTTCCCGAATAGTTACCGCCCGCCATTCCGTCATCCGCCCCGTCGGTCGTGACACGCATGGCGTCGAATGGATTGTCGTTGTATCCGGGCTCATTGGCATAGAGCGATGCGTCGAATCCGGCTTTTCGCATAATATTCTCAGCGATTTGTTCATTGCCGCCGTATGCGTCCCTTAGTTTGCCCATCATCGTGATAAGCTTGTCCTGTACCCGCTGCTTTCCGGCTATCAGGTTCTGCCGCTGTTCGTCAGTCGCATCTTTCCCGGCTTCTTTCTGTATCCATTTCCCGTCTTTGAGATAAAATCCTTCTTTTCCCAGTTCTGTAAAGCTGAACCCGGTTTCCCGCAGTCTGCGCATAGCACCGCTTTGTGAACGTATTGCATCAAGATAACTTTGCGCACCCACTTGTATGGAACGGATAACTTCGGTGTTCTGATAGGCGGCGAAAGTAGGTGTTCGTGCAGCGTCCCTGGCTGTAAGCTTATCCATTCCCCTGTTATACAATATTTTTCCGTTTTGCACGGCGTAAAGGTTCCGGTTCAGCTGCTTGGGATCATATCGGTACTTGCTGTCTATGTTTTGAATAAAGGCACCTACCGCCAGAGGGTCGGACAACTTGCCCAGCTCCGCATAAGCGGAACTTATCTGCTGTTGCCCGCTTTTTCTTGCAATCACACCTATGGCATCACGGGCATTTTTCTGATAGGCGTCATCATAGCTGTAAGTCGGTACCGAATGTGTTTGACTGGCTCCTAAAACACTTAGAAAAGCAGTCCACCATTCAGATGTGAAGGTACCTATCTTCTGCCCGGATTCCTCTTCGAGTGTCTTGCCTTCCGTAACGTTATTTACTGCTTCTTTTGTCTTCAATGCCTGGAGATAAGTCTCACGAAGTGATTTATGAAGTGCGTCAATGGAAGGATAATGATACTTTTCGTTAGCGCTGACCTCTTCAAGTACAGCGTCCTTGGCTTTCTTTATCTGCCATGTTTTGTAGGCTACCCATCCCAAAGCGCCTACGAGTGCCGCAACACCCGCTGTGGCTGCGACCGCACCCGCTCCGACAGCGGAAAGTGAAGCGGCTGCACCTGTAATGCCGGTTCCTGTGGCTACCTGGTTGGAGAAGAGAGTGGAAAAGACGCCGCGTGTAATCAATCCGCCGCCTATTGCCCTTACCATAGCTCCTTTACCGGTAACGCCCGCGCCCTGCAAGGCGGAGACGATAGCCCGTTTATTGGCAAAGGAAAGGGTCTTTCCACCCATTCCTCCCGTTAGGGATGCAAGTAGCTGAAGGCTGGAAGAGGCGGCGGACTGTTTGCCGATAAAACCGATAGCCACACCCAGGTTCGTTATGGCACCCGCCAGCTTGAATATGCGGGTAGCGACAAAGCCGGTGAAGAGCAGCGGTTCTATCCAGTGAAAGTTGCGTGCCATCCATGTGCTGATATTGGCAAGAAGGGAACAAACATCCAGTAATGCCCGACCAATAGCTGCGATGCCCCGTGCAAATTCAGGAGCCTTGAATTTGGATAGAAAATCTTTCAGTACACTTTTGATGACAGGTTCTACCACTTCATACGCCTGCATGAAACTTTCCGTCAGGGTGGATGTCACCTGTGCCCACAGTCCCTTGGTCGTATTTTGTTTTGCCAGTGCCAATTCTTCCGAGATGCCGTGGCTGGCACGATTCTGTGTAGTGAGCACCCTTAGTTTGTCATAGTTCACCACGAACTGCATGGCAGCATTACCGCCAATCTTGCTGAAAATGGAGATCATGTCTTCCATGGATGCTCCGGCGTCGTGCAGGTCCTTGAAAATATCGGCAAGCGGACGAAGTTTTTCCATCTTTTTCCCGGCTGCCTCGACGAAATGTGTAAACTTGACACCCAGCCTGTCCAGCGTTTCTTCCGCCTGTTTCGTCGGTTTGGCAAAACGGGTGGACATGGCACGCAGAGCTGTTCCTGCCATGGTGCCTTTCATACCGGCATTACCCAGAATACCGATAGCTGCCGACGCTTCCGTAAAATCCACACCGGCAAGCTTCAGGTAGCCTGCCGCCATTTTGAAGCTTTCCGCCATTTCGACTACGTTTACGTTCGCACGTGATATAGTGGACGTGATAATATCCGCAACAGAACCCATGCTGCTGCTTTTTATATTGTAGCCGGACATGATATTGGTTGTCAGGTCGGCAATCAGTCCTACATCATTGTCCCCGATAGTTGCAAGATTGGTAATCGGACGCATAGAGGCGTTGATCGTGGCGATGTCCATGCCTGCCATGGCAAGGAACTTGGCTGCCGAACCAATTTCCAGCGCAGTGAATTTGGTTTCCACACCGATTTGTCTTACGTTGAAGGACATCTGCTTAAAACGGGACTCAAAGCTGGAAAGGTCACTGTCAGCTACCCGGAGGATACTGCGGGCGGATTCCATGATATTGCTGTAATCCACGGCGGAAGACAGTTCGGACTTGACAAAGCTGTAAGCCATGTAAGCATTGAACATGTTTACCAGTGGCAGGTTACGTATGGAAGGTCGTTTGGAATATTGCAGACGGTTAATGGCCGCACGTCGTTTGCTTCCGTATGCCGTTTCACCGGCAACGACTTGTTTTCGTACGTTACGGGCAGCTTCTGCGGCGTTACTACGCTGCTGCCGTTCCTGTTCCCGTTGCTGCCTGGCTGCTTCGGCGGCATCACGCTTGCTCTGTCGTTCCTGTTCCCGTTCCTGACGCAGGATACGTTCAACCTTTGCCCGTTCGTAGTATTCGTATCTCTTTGCCCTGCGTTCCAGCCACTCATTCGTATGTCTGAAAGCATCCTTTTTCTTTTGTATGTTCTGCCGGTATTCCGCTTCCTGCCGGGCCTCTATTTCCCGCATCATACGGGCTTCACTTGCCTTTCCATACTGTTTTTGCTGCCGTTCCCATACTTTGTCCGTCAAAATGGAGCCGGTCCGGAATACGCTGGCAGGTGTAATGGCGGGTGGCGTTACTTTACCATTACCCATTTGGAAAGGCATATTGATATTGGATGCCGTCTTAATCTGCCTGAGAAGACCGAGTATTTCAGTCAGGCGATTTTTGGCTACATCTGTCCTGATATTGATTTCACGTCCTTTATCTAGGCTGGCAAGGGCGGAATTGATTTTACCAATGGCATGGGTGACGTCCTTCTGTTTTTCGGAGATTGTCTTCAGGGATTCCGAAGCGGTTTTGCGTATGGCTTTCTGCTGTCCTTCCAGCTCCTTTTTGTTCACAAGCGCTTTAGCCTGTGAACGTATGGTATTGCTATCCAGTTTCTCTCCGGCATTGACAACCAGGTTGATTTTCCCTGAAATCTCCTTGATTTCCTGTATCAGATTCTTTACCCTTGAAAGTTTTTCCTCGCTTTTGTTCGTTTCGATATTCAGCTTGAAGGAGTAATCCCGCCTCTTACCTTTCGGACGAAACGTTCTTTCAATTTCCTGCATCATCTCATTGACTCCCTTGACAGCGGGAAGGAAAGAACCACGGGCTTCACTGAGCTGCTTCATAGCCCTGGCAAACCGTTCTACTTCCTGAACTCCTTCGGTAGCGGTGACATTGATAGAATAATTGACCTGGTAATCTTTAACTTGTGACATAATACAGATAGGTTAGGTTTGGGAAGAATAGGCTCAAAACAGGACAGGCGATTAAAATGAAAAACCCTGCCGCTTTTATGGGCGGCAGGGAAAAACAAAATGAATCGAACTAAAATAACAATAAAAATAAGATAGAGTAATGAAGTAAAAAGTATGATTAAACAGAAAGGGTTGCATTTGCCGCTTTGGCTATTGTCATTTGGTAATGTAACCAAAGCGCGTCTTCCGAGAGCATGGCAAAGTCCTCATCGCTGACAGTATCCAGATTCACGCCGGGAAAGTAGTGACGAACATATATCAGTCTTTGTCTGATACGCTGGTCGTCATGTACTTCCCAGCTTGCTATAAATTTACAAGAGTACTTTGGCGGGTAGCGATGATTTCAGAGAGTTGTCCCATCAGACCGAACAGGAAGAGGCTTTCGTTATCGACAAGTTCTTTGTCACCGTCGATAAAACAGTCCTTGGCAAGTGTTTTCATCGCCATTACCTCGTCCTTTTTGGAAGCTGTCATAAACTTGGAGAACTGGTTGAAGGTAGGCTCTGCCATATAAGCTACATATAGTTCTTTTTCTCCGCAGGACTGGTCCCCGAATACGACAAGCGGATAGATTTTTCTAAGCTTCTTTTCCGTTTTAAGCTTGACTGCTTTTTCTTTGATTTGAGTTTCCAGTTCAAGAGAAAGTGATTTGTCTTCCATAATGATGTAAGTTGTTTAACGTTGTTTCCCAAGTATAGGGAAAGAGGTTTCGAAAAGGTTGAAAAGAAACCTTCAACAATAATTCGCTAATGAAATACAAATATACCTAAGCGTCAATCAAATATCAATCAGGATTGTTATTTTTGAAAACGCTTTTATATGAAAGATTGGCTCGAAATATTTAAAATAGATGCTTCAAGTGAGCAATTATTACCTTATGCCGATGAAGGGATTCAGGCTGGATTTCCTTCTCCGGCACAAGACTATATGGAGTTGAGCTATGACTTGAACAAAGAGCTTATAAAGAATCCTTCATCCAGCTTTATCGGGCGGGTAAAAGGAGTTTCTATGAAAGATGAAGGGATAGAGCCGGGTGATTTACTAATAATAGATAAATCACTGGACTTGGAGGATGGTGACTTGTGTGTTTGCTTTCTGGAAGGAGAGTTTACGCTGAAGCGCGTTAAAGTAGACAGAAGAAAGAAAATAATATGGCTGGTACCTTCCAATCCTGATTTTCCTTCCATAGAAGTAACGGAAGACAATCAATTTATAGTTTGGGGTATTGTCACCCATACGATTAAAGAAAACAGAAGAAAGAAAAGGGGATAAAAATATGTATGCATTAGTCGATTGCAACAATTTCTTTGCATCTTGTGAAAGAGTGTTCCAACCGAATTTAAGGAATGTACCAATTATCGTTCTAAGCAATAATGATGGTTGTGTCGTTGCGAGAAGTAACGAGGCAAAGGCTCTTGGTATTCCTATGGGAGAACCGGTTTTCAAGCTGGCTAAACTGATAGAGCAACATGGAATAGTGGTTTTCTCCAGCAATTACGCCTTATATGGGGATATGTCCCATAGGGTGATGACAATCCTAAGCCAATTTGTCGAGGATATGGAGATATATTCAATCGACGAAAGCTTTCTGTCTCTTAAAGGGTTTGAAAACTATAACCTGAAAGAATACGGCAGTACCATAGTCAGGACAGTTACCAAAGGGACAGGAATCCCTGTATCAATGGGGATAGCACCAACAAAAACATTGGCAAAGGTGGCTTCCAAATTTGCGAAAAAGTACAAGGGGTATAATGGCGTATGTGTCATTGACAATGAAGACAAGAGAATAAAAGCCCTGAAACAGTTCGAGATTGGCGATGTTTGGGGTATCGGGCGCCGCTATCGGAAAAAGCTGGAGTATCACGGTATAAAGACAGCCTTTGATTTCACGCAAAAAAGTGAATCATGGGTCAGGAACATGATGACGGTTGTCGGTGCAAGGACCTGGAAAGAATTGAAGGGAATTTCTACGATAGACTTGGAAAAGATGGCGCCGGACAAGCAAACCATTTGTACTTCACGGAGCTTCGGAGAGATGATAGAAGACTTTGATACACTTATGGAATCAGTTGCCAATTTTACGGCATCGTGCGCTCGCAAGCTTCGTGCGCAACGTTCTTGTGCGGGTATGCTCCAGGTCTTCATTTATACCAACCGTTTCAGAGAGGATTTACCTCAGTATTATAATAGCCAGATAATAACGTTGCCAACTCCGACAAGTGATGTGGCAGAGTTGATTCATTATGCAAGGCTGGCACTGAAGAATATATATAAGGAAGGGTATCAATATAAGAAAGCGGGAGTTATTGTCATGGATATTGTGCCCCGAAACTGTGTGCAACAGAATCTTTTTGATGAACGGGACAGAATGAAGCATGAGCAAGTGCTTGAAGTATTGGATAAAGTACATAAGAAATATGGCACAAGGGTATTAAAAATTGCCGCACAGGGAACCGGAAAGAAATGGGCACTAAAGAGTGAGTATCTATCAAAGCAGTATACGACAAATCCGGATGATTTTATTGAGATAAATTAATTATAACAGTAAAAAATACAACTTTAAAATAGCAATCTTTATATTGCGATTTATTGGCTATTTCGCTTATTTTTCGTATATTTGTATGAAATAAAACAAAATGAATTATGCGAAAATTTCATAATGTAGGAGAGGCCCTTTTTGTGGTGGAAAAAATCGACAAATACAATTTTGTATATGATTGCGGAGGGCAGGGAATTAGCTCTGTTGAAAATGCGATAAAAAATGCTTTTGAAAAAGATGAGAAAATAGAAGCTGTATTTATATCTCATTATGACGCAGATCATATAAATGGGTTGCACTTTTTATTGCAGTACTGTAAGGTAAAAAGACTTATATTACCAATGATGACGGATACTATAAAATTCATACTGTTGTTTTTGCAAGTGTACGAAGGGAATATGGAGGATTTTATTATCAATCCAGAAGAATATGTTCGAAAAATTAGCCAAGAAACAAAAGTCGTTTTTATTGCTGATGCTAGAAGGGATGATTTGTACAGTAGAGGTCAATCAGAAAGATCATTCGATGAATTGTCACAGTTGATGCCAGGTAAAAATATAATTAGATCTGGAATGAACTTGATCTCTGATAAATTATTAGGGTGGGTATTTATTCCCATGTGCATACAAGTTCTTTCACTAAAACAAGAAAATGATTTTATAGTAGAACTATATAAACTGATGGATATGTCGCCACCTAAAGGTAAAGTTGATATAATAAGGCTTTGGGAAGATTATAACTTATGTGGAGCAGAGAAAACTGGCACAAAAGCTAGTATGGCGATTCGAAATAAAATAAAAAAGGCAATTCAGACTATCGATCCGAATTTAGATGATGAAGGAATAAATGCTGCTAGTCAAACATTGTATTCGGGACCTTGTAAAACAAATAAATCTGAAAGAATAGGATGTTTATATCTTGGAGATTTTAATGCTCAAACAAACTGGGATAAATTAGATAGCGTGTATGGGATTTATCAAAAGAATATCGGAATTGTTCAAGTACCGCATCATGGTTCAAATGCTTGTTTTTCTGATAAACTAATAAATCTTGATACGATAGCTATTATATCAGTGAAAATTGGCGGGAGAATTAATATAGATAAAACTATTAATGAAATAGTAAAAAAAGGTGGTATACCTTTGATTACAGGAAGCAGAGGGGATATAGTCGTAGAATGTAGTTATTATGGAGCTATTATTATACGGCCCAATAGAATTTTGTTTGTTTAAAAAAATAAAAGCCTGTATCAGATTCGATACAGGCTTCGCTTATAAAGACTACCTCATGACCCCACCACAATATCAAAAGGATTCAAGTCAAACTCATGCGTAATATTCGTGTCATCCTGCTGGCTTTCCATGGCGTCTTCAGAGAAGATACAGCCTTTTAGTGTGACGGTAGTGGTTGTCCAGTCATCGCTCGCCATCGGATTAGCGAAGGAAATGATAAGGTCGAACTCCCCAATGTCCATCAGACTGCCATAAGTCGAGCGTAACATCTGCTGGGTGGCATAATCCATCGTTACAGATGCCGTGTAGGTCAGATTTCCAAAACCACGGCTGACAGGCTTTCCGCCCATACCATAGTTGCTCTCAATCTTTCTTTTCTTGTTCCATTTGATACCGGAAACACCTTCAAGCGTGGTGCTTCCTTCGTCTATTCCCAAAGCGGTCGAAGCGAGCGTAATCATGCTCCAGCTATAAGCGACATTGTTTATGATTGCCATAGTATAAAATTTTCAGGTTAGGTTATTTGGCTGTCAATGACAAGCCTTCTTCCACATAGATTTTCGCAGATACTCCAATGGGTACAAGTACATATCCAATTCTCAGCGTATCATTGAGAAGCACATTCTGATTCGAGTCAATCGTCACTGCATACCCGCTGATTTCCTGTGCGGTCTGCATCTTGGCAAGTACATCGGAGATCAGCGTTTTGAAAGCAGTGATCTTGGAAGGTGCGAGTAAGCCAGTAGCCGGATTGACCATCAAAGGTGCATTTACATAAGGAAGTAAAGCGGCACGAACGGCACGGCGCGACTTGTTAATAGTGCGGTTTCGGGCAATGGTACGATAATCCCCGGCTGAACACGTCTGATCTTTGGAGAAATAAATCCCGTTTTCCAATCCGGCATACTTAATCGGAAAGATATAACCTTTATCATCCAAATCGTCCAACAAGGTAGGTGACAGAGACTCATACAGGTTCGTGCTGATAAACTCTTCCTGTGAAGTCTGATTAATATCTCCGAACCCTAACTCTATGGACTGGAAATCATCGTTGAACAGGTTGAATTGTTGTACCCAGGCAATTGATTCCTGTACGTTCGCTCGTGCCAGACAACCGAGAAAGGCTCCGATTATGCCCACCGGAGCATGATTCTTATTGCATTTCTGCATGGTGGATACCAGTTCCGAACAAGCCTGCCCGAATACAACCGATGTACGGCTGGATTCACAAATAGCCGTTGGAATCTTGTTCAGGTCTATCTTCATGCCGTCTGTCGTATCAGTACCGGTATTGGAACAGTTCGCTGCCAAAACGATTGAAAGCGGCTGATTCTGCTCTGCCAAAGCGACTGCCTTGTCATTGACGGATTTCACAAGGTTCAGGTTATACTTTTCTCCTTCACCATTGAGTTTCCACAGCGGCTGTTCCGTCCAGATGCCCAGTTGGTTAATGGTTCCGCCCGCAACACGCTGCATCGTGTCAATAGCATCCCAGGAAACAGAACAGTCGGCAAACATCACATACAGCCTGCCGTTGCCGTCGATATTGCCTGACAAGCGGAAGAATTCGGATATATGATAATACGGGATGCCGTGGAAGAAGTTCGCATTGTTTTCCTCATCTTCCGTCGCCTTCACACGTTCAATGATACCGAAGTCTTTTACAGCTGATTTGCGGCTGGTGATATAAAGCACATCGTTCAGTTTTACGTTGTTTTCGTTGTTTTTCCCGTAACCGGCGGTAAACAGCTCCGGTTGCAGGGACACGTCGAAAAGAAGCCCGGTAACCTTCTCGTTACCGGATGCGCCTGTATATGGAATATTCCCGTCCGTGTCTTTAATAAATACGTTACCTAGCATTATAAGAATAGAATTAAGGTTTGGTGAAATAAGGATTCCTGTAGAGCGTTGCCATTTCCCGGAGGCTCTCGGGGGTATCAGGAATAAAAGCGCCACCATGCTTGTCCACATAGAGCTGTTCGTAAGCAGGGAACGCCTGTAATACGGAAAGTACATAAGCCTCCGGCTTTTCTTCTTTAATTGTTGGTGCCGGGGTTAACGGTGGAGCAGGAACCGGGGCTTGTGTTTCCTGTGTAGTGACCGTTTCTTCATCCGGTTTAATTTGTTTTGCCATAGTCGTTGATTAGGTTTAGAAAAAAGGGGAACAGGCAATTTCCTATTCCCCTGTCATAGAGTTAAGATTTAAGTTAATAAGGCTCAGGAAGTAGATGTTTTCTTGTATGCGGTATGTACTACAATCTCGCCCGGACGGACGATGTTCACATCCATTTTCATTCGCATCTGGAAGAAGAATAGTTCCGAGTTACTTTGCAAACGGTCAATCTTCAGAACTTCGGTGTCATTTGCATAATCGACTCCCATCCAGAGGTTCGATTCCATACCTGTTGAGAATTCGCCAAGCACGATAGTATGTTCCGGCACACCGACGAGGGGAATGATACGTTTTCCTTTAAAACGATAACGGTTTACTTCCGTATTCTCGGAATACTTCACCATCTTGTCCGTTACATATTGGTCGTAGGCATCCCACGCTTCCCAGCTCATAAGGAATGTCAGCCCGGCTTTCTTACGGATTTGTTTGGGACATTTCTTCCACATACCATAAAGCGCCTTTTCCACTGCCGCTCCGTCGGTAAGTTCCGTATTTCCCGAAAGGATACACTGGCCGCCCGTGATAGTTTCCTTGTCCGTTGCGTTCACGTTGTCGATGATGCGCTTGATAGCACCGTCAAAGTATTTTTCCTTGTTACGCCCGATGATAATGGAATCTGCCGGGCAAGTGATACCTGCCGCTGCCGAACCGCCCTTGGCGCTTGTCCAGATAGCATTGCCGATATACTCGTTTTTCTTGTCCATCAACAAACGCAACATGGTTGCCTGAATCTTCGGGTCCAGCTCACGGAAGACCAGATTGCCCTCGGGCTGTGCAAATTTCCAGTATTTCTCATAGTCACGCGGGTTGAACTCCAGGTAGACCATAAACTCCTGCGGAATCAGGTAACGTTCGGTGAATTCGTACTCGTTTTCCCCGTTCTCACCCTTGGCACCATGGGTGCTTGTCGGAGTGGGCACATTGTCCTGAATGACGTCTCCCAAACGAATAGCGGGTAAGGTATATTTGTGCTGGATGCCTGATTTGATATGAATCAGACCTTCTTTAAAGGTATCGTTCCCCTGCGCGGTGTAGGTGAGCAAGTCTTCAAGGACTTCACCGTTATAGCCGTTTTGGAGAAAGGACACTGTATTAGCTGCTTCTGCCATGTTATTTCTTTAGATTTAGATTAAGGTTGATGATATTCCCGGTTGTCAGGACATCTTTTTAAATTCGAATTTTTCCCCTACAACGGCATTTACTCTTTCTGCCATCTTTTCTGCCGCTGTCCTGGTTGCAGCCTTTGCGGCTTGCACATTGTCCGGATCAGCAGCAATTTCATGGGTAATCTTGTCGCGTGCAGGAATAGAAGCCAATGTCTTCTCTGCCAGTTCGTAATTAGAGGCAGCCATTTCCAGCCACTGTGCCTTGCTTTCCTTTTCGATCTTACCGTCAGTTACGGCATTCTCTACCAGTTTTTCAATACGGGCTTTTTTCTCGTCTGATTCCTTTTTTTCAAATACACTCAATTTGGCAACAGTCTCGGCTAAATCCTTTTGCAGGTTGCCTATCGTCGCGTCCTTTCCCGCAAGGACAGTATTTGCATCCGTCAGTTTCCGGTTGGCTTCGGCAAGGGATGCCTCTACGTTCATCAATAAAGAGATACGCGCCATAACATCCTTGACTTCGAATTTATCCTTGATGCCCAGGCTGGCTGCTACTGCGCCAAGTTCAAAAGGAATGGTTCTTTCTTCGTTCATAGTATTCAGGTTAATGTTCTTCTGTGCAGGTATAGGATTCTCAGCAGCTTGGGCGGTTATTCTTGCCATTACACTTTGTATGGCTTCTGCATCTTCCAGTCCCGAGATGCTGTTCTTTACTTTTTCACAGAGCTGGGGACAGGTATGCAGGATGTTCTTTTCCGGAATGATGCCGGCGCTGACTGCCAGTGACGCGTCAAAGTAGGTACCGTCTTTCCCGGTTTCGCCCGCCATGATACTTTGTACTTGTTCGGCAGTAAGGGAAAAGCGTTTGCGATAAATCGTTTCAATCTGACGTGTAAATGCCCTGACGAGTTCTGAAGCTTCTCCTTCTTCCGCTGAAGGCAGAAACGGATTGTGAATCATAAGAATGGAGTAATCACGCATCAGGGAGCGTTTTCCGGCTGCCCATAACACCGATCCCATGCTCGCTGCCATGCCCTCGATGACACACTCGGTATCTACGGTCGAATTTTGAATGGTGGCATAAGTTGTCATACCATGTAAAACGGAACCGCCCTCGCTGTTTATCAGCACTCTGATAAGCGACGGGCGGACAACCGTTTCAAGATATTCGAACTCTTCATTAAAACGTGCTGTTGATTCAGCAGTCACCTTGCCAAAGAAACGGATCATGCTTACCCCGCCGGGTTGGACTTCTCCGCAAACAAGTTGAAGGTCGTTGGTTTTCATAGATTGGATTAAGGTCTATTTAATTCTTTTCCCAAGTATAGGGACGACCATTCTCAAATAGGTTATTCTACTATATAAAAGATTACAAAATACAATAGGGGTATATTTTGCTATTAAGACAAATAATTATTATCGATAAAAACTTTTATTATGTTCCAAGATAATTAACTTTGTATTCATAATGAAACGTGCTATATTTAGATAAGAAACTATGAATAATATAGAAAATTCCAGAAAGTATTTAGAGGCCTTTATGAAAAGTCATTTTTGTGATTATTTTATGACTATGAATGAATACAGACCCAATCAAGGATATGGAGACTTTCCAAATTCTTCTGAAATAACTCAATGCATGAGGAATATTGTTGGTAATATGGAGGAATATTTTTCAGACATAAGTATACCTGAAAAATATGCTACGCCAGAATTATTAATTCGAGCTGTAACAGAGTTTATCTATTCATTAGAGTCTTATAGTCCCAAATTTGATGAATCTATAAAATCATTTTCAAATCCTGATTCTGTTCCAGCACCAATATATCAAATAAACAGCAGGAGGATAGAAACAATTCATGCTTGTAATCAATTTGTCAAAATGGCAAAACAAGAACTAAGTGAAGTGCAATTCAAGTCAGACGATTTAAAAAAAATAACGTTAATTAAACTTCTCCATTTAGCAAAGAATTTATCTGTAGGTACATGGATTACGATAGGTGGTGTGTTAATATCAGTCATTAGTTATGCAGCAATAAAATATGAATCAACCGTCAATGATCTAAATACAGACATTGAAAAATATAAAATTCAACTCTATTTAGAAAAAGAAGAAAACGACAGTTTAAGGAAATCTATATCTACTCTTACTTATGAAATTGGCAAATTAAAGTAACAGGCGAACGACTTTTCTGTAAAAAAAGAAAAAGAGGATTATGGGGATTAGTTTTTACGAGCCTATGTATTTAGTATTATTGAGAAATAATCAATATTCATTGTGCGTAGATTTATAATTCTATTTTTTTATCACCCTCCATAAAACTAGAAGTATCTGTATAATTGGGTGTCTTGTGGTTCCCATGGCTGTCCTTGTCATGCTCTGGTGCATCATCGTGATTAGTAAAGGGCGGCATGACCACATATCGTTCTACCCATTTACGGTATTTCCAGGCGGAAGACTCTCGGAACCACACCTCGTAATCCACCCAGTAAGCCTGTAGCATATTCGTTGTGGTCGGCATGTCGAAATAAAGCAGGTTACAGCGTTCGTTCAATGCCGGTTCGTAACTTTTTGCGTCTTGAATAGCCATGTTGATGCGCTGGAAGATACGGAAGGGTTCGCACTCCATGCTGTCGTCACCGTTATTCAGGTTATTCAGGATGAAACGGATACGCATCGTTGCCCTTCCTTCACCGATACGCTGCTGTTGAACCAGGTACCTCACATTTACAAAATGTATGAATACAGCCGGAAATGCCGTCTCATATTCCATATTATCGCTCCGGATAATGCGGTCAAACTGTCCGTTGTCCATACGCACAGTCTTAAAATACGGAGGGCTTAACGGATTATCAGCATCTTCACGCAGGGTGAATAACGCCCGGCGTACTGCTTCATACATGTTCACAAACGGATTTTCCGATACTTCTTCCGGAACGGCAATCTCTTTTTTGTGCGGGGTAACTTCTGAAACTTCCGGCCTGCTTTCTTTGTCTTTTATCATGGGAATTTCTTGAAAATGATAGGTACGTAATGTTCATTGATATAACTGTCCAGTCTCTTTGAAAAACCGATGAACTGCCGCTGGACAGGCTTGCGGGTAGAATATTGGTTGACCGTATAAGGAGATAGTTCCGGTGCGGTATTGTGAATGGCTGCATAACCTTTGGCATTTTTATTCCGTCCCCTCTTTCCTTTCTCCGCAAAGCTTTCGGCGTCAGTCGCTATTTCATAGGTATACCACCGCTTGAAACCGAATTCATGCATCTTTTTCAGTGTGCCCCGTTCTTTGTCTACCAGGGCGCCCTTGATGCCGCCTTTCAGTTTGCCCGTATCAATCATAGTCGGATGGGTAAACTTCTTGCCCCATCGTGACGTGCGTGGAGCCCACCGGTTGCCGCTGGCATAGAATCCGCCCTGCGCAAAGGACATCTGGAAGAAACGGCGTGAGAAAGCCCCGGCAAGTGTGGTAAATTCCGAAGCATTGAAAGCTAGCCGGCTCGTCAGGGATTGTCTGCCGGCCTGCGGAACCCATTGGTTACAAAACTCATCAAGGCTTATCTTTTGCATAACAGTTTATTCTTCAGTTTTTGTATTATCGTCTGAATCTTCCGGTTCTCTCTAAATGCCGAAGTAAAATAAGTGTGGGATTCCGAGAAGATTCTGCCTTTCTTAGCCAGGCTCTCACTGAACACGGGGTTGACTTCCCTGATATGGTCTGTTTCTATGGATGCCTGTACATAATCCCCGTTACTGTCCAGATAGCACCGGCATCTCCAGTCAATTGGTGGAATAAGGCTGGAAGGAAAGACGTTTTTCGGAAAGGTAAGCCCTTCGAGAGCCTGATGACTTTCCCTTACACGTTCATCACCCTGTGTCATATACGTAATCAGCGCATCGGAAGACTGGTTTATCCACCACCCGGCAATACCCGCGGCATATAACGCCTGCTCATTTTCTGTTTCCGCATACGTCAGATTATATTTTTCGCAGATTTTCTCATAGTCTTCGCTGTCTGCATCACCAGCTGTTTCCCGGGTGTCATTCATCATGGCATATTGTTCTGCCGCAGCAAAGTCTACAAGATTCTCAATGGCGGCAACGAGAATATCCCGTTGTTCCTTTTCCTGTAGCGTGGTGAAGTCGTTATGATTTCTCAAAAGCCCCAGTGCTGTGTCGAAATCTATTTTCAGACCTTCCAATATACGGGAATAAAGGGAAGCGGTGCGCAGCGTGATGATCTCTTCCATAGCCTGCCATGCTTCCGTACTGTTTTCCAGTGAATTTACCAAATGACGGAAAGCGGTAAGAATGAGCATATATTCTTTTTTCGCCTGCTCTTTCTGTTTGCCCTCCGGCTCAACCTCTGTTTTTTCGGCAGCAACTTTCTCCATACCGGGGAGCGGATTTCCGCCTAATCGCTCCCCATAAGAAAATCCGCTACCTTGCTGCTCCGGCTATGTCCGTAACGGCGATAGTATTCTTCATCCGACATGATGTGTCTGTCATGGGCAGCACCGGGTTTGCCGTTGTCAACCCCCATGGTCATTTCCAACAGGTTCAGTTGTTTTCCCACGACAATACCGAATTCCTTTTCTATTTCATCAGGTGACACCTCATATTTGTCAGTAACCAGCCCGTAGAGTTTGATCCTGTCTTCATTGTTCATCTCAATGCGGTTGCTGTACTTAAATTCCAGCCCGGATTTGATATATCCCATGGCTGTCAACCTGGGCAACACTTCCTCATTGAATACATTCTCTATAAAACGACGATATACCTCGATACGTTCCCTGAAAATATCCTGATGGGCTTTAGTGGAGCCGACATAACTTTGCATCCCGCCCGCCATGGATTCAGAACCCAGGATTAAATTAGCCACCTCTTTATTAACAAATTCAATCAGGCTGGTATAAATTTTCTCCGAGTTCGACATGGTAAAAGCCTTGATTTCGATCTCATCTTCCAGTCCGGTTACAAGCACTTTGTTTTGAGCCGCATTGGCTATCTCGTTGGCAAGCCGTTTTCTGTCCGTATTGCTTTCCGAAACACTTTTTCCCACAATGATGGGCTGTCCGTACGTGTGGCTGAAGTTCACGTAGTTCGCTACGGTAAATTTCTTAGCGAGAATCAAAGGGGTGGTTGCAGAGAACAGTCCCAGGTCTCCTGCATTTATCAGGATATAGTTCTTGCGGTAGGTCCGGGAATTCAGGTTCCAGTTGGGAAGCCAGAGACCTTGGCGTTTGACAACTATATGCTGTTCCGGAAGCACGTTACGTCTCTCGACGATATTCACCTCCGCCAGTTTGCCGGTGTGCGGATCAATGGCAGGCATAATTTCCAGCAAAGTATATCCGTATAGCTTTGCTTCCACTATCCCCCTGATGATTTTGTCAAACTGTGTGCCTTGTATTTTCCGGGTTTCCTCAATATCCTTCACATATTTGCCCTTGTCATTCATACGTGCCAGCATATATCTGTCTCCCAGTATCTGTGATTCAAGTGTCTCCAGTACCGAACGGATATGGGCGTCCTGTTGAAGGCAGGCGTCATAGAGGTCAATCAACCGGCTCCGGTCATCCAATACCGTGCCTAAAGTCACATCTCCCCGTACTGATTTATACCGGTTATTACGTTCGATTTCACGAACGTATTCCTGTATCGTTTTTTTCGATGTCCGGAAGATGCTTTCCAATAATTCCCCATTAAAGGAACCGTCAGTGGTTACATTCATAGATTTAGATATTTTTAACCAAGTATAGGGGTAGGACTATTTTGAAAGTTTTCTTTACAAAAGTCATATTGATAGGCGAAAAATGAAAATACGGCTGAAATATCAGTTATATCTGCGGTATTCGCATTGATAAAAATTTAACAGAAAAAAGCATAAAAAAATTATCATAAAACCCGTTCGTAATACCCTAAGAGTACATTTTACCGTTCTTTTCCGTTCATTTTGTTACGTCCTAAAAAGATATCTTTGCAGCGTTTTATTGACAGGTAAAAATATCAACGATTATGACAAATGTAAAGACAGATTTTTCCAGGTACGAAATTCGTTATCAGGAATTCCCCGAGTTATTATTTACTGTACGGGGTGACGGTTGTGAGTATTTTGACGCTACATTGTATATCAAGAACAAAGGAGATCCGAATATACATTCTGTAGAAGAATTTAAGGCAGCTTTTCCTTTTTGGATCAATGCTACTATAGAGGCATATTCACTATCCGGGAAGGAACTTTTCATTATCGCCCCGAACGGGCATCATTTAATTGATTATGCTTTGGCTCTTCTGTTCGTCACCTACATTGACCCCGGCTTTGGGGTATATATGCTGGAACGTATGTCGGACATGTTGCTCAGAGGTGTCGTACTTTCGGACACTTGTTTACTACTGATGGCCAAAGACCGATTATCGAAAGAACTACTTACTGAAAATATATAGATTTATGACTAAAAGCTCTTTCAAGTCAGCAACACGTGTGCTTATTTTTAACGGAGCCGGGAACTTTGTGGGCGAATTCTTTTCCCTGCAAGAAGCTGCGAAGTATCAATATTCGTCGGTACAAGCCGTTTCCTTTGCCTGCTCGGGGACATATATATCCTCTGGCGCGTATTATTTCCGACAAGCAAACAGCAATATTAACATAGAAGAAGCTGACTGGGGCAAACTGAAACTTGTTGAATACGACAAGTTGTGCGGAGAGAAGAGAAACTATCACAGTCCCAAGACAATGGCTCAAAAATACAAAGCCCTTGTACGAAGGATTAAACTAGCAAAAAGAGGGAGAAATGATGAAGAATAACAACCTACAACCACAAAAATATGACGAGGCGGAGTTTAGAAACCGCCTTGTCAGGATATTAAGAGAAAAAGGTAAAATATGGCTGTGTCTGTATGATCTCTGTAAGATTATCAAAAGACCTGTTATGATGGAGACAAAAGAGGCTATGAGCCTTTGCCCGTCAAGTACTAAAGTAGTCTTTCGGGATAGTGACAAACCTCTATGGGCCATTGCCCCTCGTGATGTGCGCAGGCTTGTGCATCTGGTGAAGAAAGAAAATTCGCAGATGAAGAAACTTTGCGAAGAGCTGGAAACATGGGCTAACAGATTAATGGGAAACTCCGGCTCTGATATCCGTGAAGTTCCGGTGGTGTTCAATTATGGAGATCATCCGGTTACTTTCAAAGCCGAAAACGGAAAGACCATGGTTAATGCCACCAATATGGCAAGGTGCTTTGGGGGGAATCCGTCCGAATGGCTGTACAAAGCCTCTACAACACGCTTCCGGCACGCACTTATCCGTGAAGGGAAATCAGCCTCCATGGAAGAACAGGTGGTGAAGAACCGTGGCGTTGGCGGTGGCACCTGGATACAGGAAGAACTCGCCATTGAATATGCAAGGCAACTATCGCCCGAGTTTTCATTATGGTGCAACGAGCGCATAGCAGAACTGATGACCCAGGGAAGCGTGTCCATAAGAGACGCACAATCCATGAATCGCAGACATCGGGAACAGGCGGAAACTCCACCGGAGAATTTTCCGGTACCCAAGACCTTTGAGGAAGCCCTGTTACTTGCCGCCCAGCAACAGAAACAGTTACAGGAAAGTCGCCATAAGGTAGAATTCTACAATCGTTTCATTGAAGACAGGGACTGGTTCAAGACTACCACTATTGCCGATGAACTGCAAGTAACGCCCAGTGCCCTTAACCAGTTCCTTGAAGAAGAAGGAATTATACATAAGGAAAAGGGACAGTGGACGGTAGCCGGCTATCACTCGGCATTGCAGTGTGAAGTGCCATATTACTGGACCAACGCTAAGGGCAAATCCTATAAAATGGGAGGTGCAAGACGTTGGACACCCGGCGGAAGAGAATTTATTATTGAGCTGTGGAACAGAAAGCATATAAGCGACAGAGTATGAAAGAAGTTGAAACAACCATTGAAAGAATCATAAGAATAACAGGGCGCGAACCGGTGTCCTGTAAATGCGCAAAATGCAAGTCGCAGTGCCAACGTACTCCATGCCTGGGAACACCACAGGATATTATGAAGCTGATTGAAGCCGGTTACAAGGACAGGTTGGGAATAACAGCGTGGAGCGTGGGAATGCTTGTCGGTGTCCTTCCTTTCCCGATTCCCATGGTACAGGCGATACAGACGACGGAAGGCTGTGCTTTCTTTAAAGACGGGCTCTGTATCCTGCATGAGCAGGGACTGAAACCGACCGAAGGAAAACTTTCACATCACACGATAGCGATTGAGAACTTTGAGTTCTCCAAAAGTTTGTCATGGAATGTGGCGCGTACCTGGCTGGAACCGAAGAACGCTATAACTATCGTACGTATCTTCCAGATGTTCGGCATTATAAAAGGTATCATAATCAAGTAAAAAAGTATCCCTTGCAGGTTCAGTCGGAACTTGCAGGGGATAATAATAAAGATAAGGCATGAAATTAGAATTAATAGAAGAAAGAAGAGGCGTCCGGTTTGAACTGGATATCCAAACAGACAGGATAATGCTGGATGTGGCTAAAGTAGCCGAGTCACTGCATAAGGACAAGCAACCACAGGTATGGATGAATAAAAGAAGTACACCGGAGTTTTTAGACCTGACGTGTAAACAGATGGGATGTAAACCGGATAGGCTTGTGCATAAGATACATAAGGTAGACGGAAGCGTTGAGCTATGGCTTGATGCCTTTGTGGCGACGGAGTATCTGAGGTGGGCATCCGATAATTTGGCAAACTGGTTTGCGGAAAAGATAAATGAACTTATCAATGACGGTACCATATCCTGTGAATAATGTGGCTAAATTGGGCATTTGATCCAAAGTTTGGGAAATATATAGTGACCGAATTTAGGAGGTTATTACAATCAGAACTTCCATATAGCTGTTATTTGGAAGTTTCGAGAAAATGTATTTCCAATTAGCTGCTGAATAAAGAATATGAGAACCATAAAAGTAATCCATGTGTATCTGATTTTTGAGAAGAAGAACTATTACTTTGGTAGTATATCCGCAATTTATGATACGCTGGATGAGAATATTATCGGAATGAAGGAGAGTACGCTACTTCACTCAAAACTGAATGAAGAAGGCTGTATTCTTACCAAAAGAGCGATAATCAGACAGTCGTATTTAATAAGGAGTGGACGAAAGGATTCAGGCTGAGTTTACGAATATCAGTATTAGAACGTTTGTATTCCCCGACTATGTTGTATTAAGCATAGTCGGGGATTCTTTTTAGTATTCGCTTCTTTTTTCTTTTTCATTTATTAACTCCTTCTTTGAGCATAATTATTTGCAAGTGCTCAACTTTCCTCATAATCCATTCCCTATACCTGGAAAACCTTTATTAGTAACTCATTTAAAGACGAAAGAAAAATGGAATTGAAAAAAAGAATGCCTTATGAAGAAATGGCAGAGCATTTTGAGAACGAGACAGGTAAGATTGCAACAAAATCAAGTGTAGGCAAATTTGCACGAAAGTTGGGGTACGAGATATATAAGCCTCGCATTGGCGGAATAAATCTCTTTTTCTATGTAAATCCGAATATTGGCAAAAAAACTGTTACATCGGAATAATAAATTGATTGATAGCCATGGGCGTACATGTCTATGGCACAGATTCTATTGTATTATATTTAAATTGTTTTTATTATGACACAAGAACATGTCGTATTTAAGTATGGAAACGCGAATGTGACTTTCCGGACTGAAGGTGAGAACGTGATGGTCAATGCCACGGAGATGGCAAAATCTTTTGGAGAAAATAAAAAACCGGCCTTTTGGCTCAGAACACAGCAAGCAAAATGCTTCTTACGTTTTTTAACACAAGTGCAAATATGCACCTCGGCTGATTTACTGATGGTTATGAATGGAGGTAATGGCAGTCAGGGAACTTGGATGCATGAAGATCTCGCAATAGAGTTTGCAAGGTGGCTATCTCCAGAATTTGCTTATTGGTGCAACAAGAAGATTCAAGAACTTATAAAAACGGGTACAACCCAACTCACAAAGCAAGAAAGAAACCAGCTAACCGGAAGAATCGGAGAACTTGAAAGCAAAGTAGAGGAACTTGTTCCAGATGCAGAGTTCGGAAGATCAGTGCGCCAAAACGAAGATTGTATTCCGGTTACCATCTTTTCCGACCTTTTGGTCAGCAATGGTTGCAACATCGGGAGGAATCAACTTTATGAGTATCTCCGCGAAGCTGGCTATGTATATAAGAAAGGCGACATTGACCGGAACTTCCCGACAAGACGCGCTACAAAGATGCGGATACTCGAAACACGTTACCCGAAATCAACCACCGAGTTCGGTCCGACAGTTTATGTGACTCCGAAAGGGATCAAATATTTTCTAAGACGTAGAGGGCAAATCGAAATCTTTATGGAACGTCAGAAAGCAAAAGTAAAGAAGATTAGAAAGATAGGTAAGTACAGCCGTTATTAACAACGGTATATTATAATCATATCGTATCATATTTAATTAAGGGAGGCTGCCATTCACGGTTAGTCTCCCTTCTTTTATATTATTCATCTACCAAAATGAATGGAATGTCAGTTATCAGTTAGTTACTTCTATTACCCTCTATGTTGACTTGACTCCTTAAAGTCTTAAATATCGAGTCATTATAAAGATTTTACTTGCAGATACAGAGGATTTTTTCTAATATTGCAGAGCAGTGATGTGTATATGGTAGCATGGCTATTCAAATGACATCCTTCTATCTAATATTATAAACGAAGTGTTACAATTATGATTCTTTTGGACGCGGCAAATTATCAAAATGACATTGCAAATACTCTTGTAGAAATAGCCAGTGAACTGGGGCTTGACAAATGGGATTGGTTTGCTATCATAATTTCTTCTGTATCATTAATAATAGCATTAGTGTCTGTGACTATTGCTGTCAAAACGCTTTCGTCTCAGAGGAAAACAGAGAAGAACACACAGCCCATTATGAATATTGAGATACAAGAATTTTTGCTTGGACAAAAGTTGCTATATCTGTTAGATTCGTATGTATTTCTTTTTGCGCTACATTTTATGCTTGAAAAGACAAAGTATAAAACGAAGCCATCACCTCATTTTTGGGACTACGTTGAGATAAACATTGAAGACCTGAATGAAAGCCTCTTTTACAACGATAATATGAAATTTATCTGCTTTCATGAATTAGTGACGGCTTTCCAACAATTCTCATCTGACATGCGTAACCTGCGAAAAGTACTGGAAGATCCGGAATGTCCGCAAGAATATAAGTCTATCGAAATAAAACATCTATATGATGATATTGGCATGATAATGTCTGCGTATAGTAAAACTTTGGACAACTCTTTTGGTATGGACAAATCCCAAATGAGTAAATTTCTAAATGATAACTTTTTTAATGTCTTTTACACTAGAAATTACAGAATATATAAATCAAAACATTTTAATCCTAATTGTCAAGACGAAATATCATTGCCCTACATAGAAAATTCCGAGTCCGAAAAATTCCTAAGAATATTTTTCGAGCCTTTTATTCTACAAGCATTATACTCTTTTCATGAACAAAATTTGAGTTTGGAAACAAATAATTTGATGCGTCTATTTTTCGTTCATATTAATGTAGTTATTATCAATACATGGTATCATAATAAAGCTTTCGAGTTGAAATCCGTACGTACAGACGATAATATTAAATATGAAAATGTAAAATGGGAGTTCAAGAATAAGAAAGTTGATGAAGATGCTGATACAACTAGCCGCATATTACCCAATGTGCCAATTTCTTTTGCCAGCTGGTTATTTTATTTAGAAGATATTAAAAGTAAGGCACCCGCACCTGTGTCACGTAAAAAAAGAAAGTGAATGACTAACTCATTGTGCTAAGGATAAGATAAAATTGACTAAATCAAAAATGCCTTACTATAAATGCATAAATTGGGAGACTTCTACTTACTGCTAGTCTCCCTTCTTTTTATTCAGCCACTTGTCCTAAAATATAACTTTTCGCAGATTATCCTATTTTTTCCCCGAAATCTCCATTGTAATCTTTCCTTATTTTCCTCTATTTCTACCGTTCAGACTCTATGTTTCTGCTCTTACATCATTGGGCTTTCATTTTGGAAAATGAGGTTTTTATACGCTGGAATGGTTAACGAATCTAAATGCTAAATTCAAATTCATGCTGCTGGCAGTCAAAATGGGGGTAGAAGTATCGATAAAAGAATTGTAATAATATATTTAAAGATACGTTTGCAATCCTATTTGCGACGGTATTTTGGAAAAGTATATATAGCGACTAACAATAGAACTACTAAACTTTTGCAGCCGGTTTTAGAGGCTCGAATAAAAAGAAAATCATATTGGTTATTCTTTTATTGGCTGAGGGGATGAGAGGTTGATTTGAAGCCCTAAATGGAGATTGTTGCGGCTCATGCAACCTCATCCCGGCTTCATGTCTCAGTGCTCCAGTGAATATCTTTTGCTTGTTCCGACTTGCCTTTGTTTGTTTTCCCTCTCTTTCCCCTCTCTTTTGCTCGTTTCAGCTTATTTGATGCCCTTTATCTCATTTATTCTTGAAAGAAGACTGGGAAAGGATATCTAGTATGTTCCAGGTTAAACCTAAAAGGCTTCTAAGGATAACGTAATTGTTTTTTAGAAGAACTGGGAAAGGAAGGGAAAGGATTCTAAAGGTTATCTCTTTTTAGGGACTGGAAGGAAGTGGAAAATTTCTTTGTTTTCTTCGTTTCTTTTCTTTTATATATTTTCTTTTCTTTCCTTCTTTACTTTCTTCCTATCTTGAACTCTTAAAGATAATAAAGATAATCCTAAAGTTAATCTTATCTCGCATCCTTTAGGTTTGGTACTTTTAGGTTGTAACTGGGAAGAAGGGAATATATCTTGTATACTATGGGGCACTATATGCTTTGTATATGCTTTCTATTGGTAATCCTATAAGCTTCTAAGGTTTAATATATACCTGGGAATAAGTTATTTATCTTGTATCCTATATGAAACTTATGTACTTAGGTGTATCCTAGAAGTACCTTACAAGGCATTCCTACTCCGTAGGGATGATAGAATGTATAATTCAACTTTCGCTTCGCTCAAGTCAAATTATACTTCTATCACTTTTACTACAAAAGCTCCTTACAGTCGCTTTTGGTAAATTCTTATCTTGTACTTTATCTCTTTTTTGTAACCTTAAAACCAATAGGTTACCTTTAGGATTCTTCCTCCAGGTTCCTCTAAATTACTTCTAGGATTACCCTTACAGTAGCCTATGGTTAAAGAAGAAATTGGCTACATGATGTATCTTGAACTCGCTAAAGCTCGTTCAAATACATCATTCCGCTTTTTGCTCGCTTCGCGAGGTTTATTTTTAGGTTTCTTATCCGTCTTGTATCCGTTTCCGATATGCCCTGAAACGATAACCAATACGTTTCCAAGCTCGAAATTGTATAACGCCCCAACGATTCACGCATCACGTCAGCGGAAAATTCCAGAAGCAGGAAGGCAAAAGTCCCAAAATGGAGCTGGAAATGCCTTTTGGGAGCAATTGGCGTTGATGTTTGAAGAATAAATGCGAAATTTGACACTTTTCAGGCTTGTATTTGGATTTTTACAGCCGAAATGATAAAGTTATCGTCTCATATACTAGAATCTAATAGCGGGCTTTAAAATGACAAAATAAAGCACATGGCATTTTAAGACATAAGAGCTTATGTCCTCGAAGTGGAAGCAAAGATATTAAAAAGAAATCGTAAAAGCAAGAATATAGTTCTTATTTTCAGCAGATTATGTGTAAGTGTACTATCAATACCAGCCAATTCTAATCAATATCCGGCATCCTTTCCGAACCCGGAGAAATAACTCTGAAGTGAAACCAAAGCATCATTTGAGTATTTTCACCCCTTATGCGCCGCCACCAAAACGAGCCAAGAAATCAAGACTGGACGCAAGCTTATTCACTAAAGAAAAGGTAGATAAGGAAAGGTGTTTCGGAATGGGCTTGCCATATTGACAAACACAGTCAAAATATTTCAAGAGCTAGATTGATGCCAGGCAAAAAATCATCTTAGTTTTCCTCATCACAGATCACATTTTCCCAGCCTTCAGATTTAACAAAAACGGGACTTATTATTAAAAAGCAGTTAATCCATACAATAAAGGTACATTTCCACCTTATCTATATACAGAGAGTAAAATCCTATCAAAGTCAAGCTAAGTGAGAATAGATACGAGTTATACCTATTATATATATAGCAAGTCCGTTTTTTATTTCTATCTAGGTAGATATTCTTCTTCATACTGACTAATCCCCTTATTCCAGTACTTTCCGACTAAAATAACTTCTTTCTTTTCTTATCTATATTCTTGGTGCTATCAGGAAGCTGAAATATTGATAAATAAGGGAAATACTGCCAAACCTTCCTTACCTATATATATTACTGATCATGGTAGCATCAACTTCCCAGCCTTCAAAAAATGCCCAAACATAGATAAGCATTAACACTCCTATATTATCTATCTTCTTAAATTTATTACTAAAACCGGACTTGGAGATTTTACCATAGGGCGTGAATGGCACCCGCATCACCCCAAGTACCCACCCGATTCTTTTTAAAACTATTATACGATTGATAATCAATTAGTTAATACCCTTACTTTTGTACAAAGTAAGGATTGATATACTTTGTTTGTATTAAATTGTAAGTAGAAATGGAAAAACAAGCCTAGATTTACTATTATAGACTGATTTATAAATATGAAAACAAATGTTAAATACTTGATTAACAATTAGTTATATTAGATTTTAAAACAAGTTTCAATTTGAAATATAAACATTTTCGTTCAAATTTCCCAGGTAGGCAAAAAACAAAAAAATCAATGAATTTTTCTTTTGTTTTAATTGATTGATATTCAATTGTTTATCCTTTCGCCCTCGCGCGTAGGCGTACAGCCTTCATTTTAAAGGGTTTACCTTCGATAGTTCTAAAAAATATTTCTCTTTTTGTTTGTTCGTATCAAATTTATTTCGTTTTGTTGTTGTGTTCTCAAACGGAAACGAGAGAGGACAAAAGCAAAAACAAAAAATCGTTCTTTTACATTTTTACTATCGACTTGAAAAGGTTCTTTATCCGAAACGGAAACGAGACGGGACAAATAAAGAACTTTGTAGATAGTCAAGCGCAAAGATAAGTACTTTGCAGTACATAGATAACCCGTGAATGTACTTTTGCAGTTTGGCACGACTACAAATAAATATTTCTAGTTAATAAGCGGAAACGAACTACTAACGGAAAAGAGTTAAGACCATACGACAAAGGAATAATACATATCACGTAAACACAAAGAATGTACAAAATGAAACGTTCGCTTATTGAATAAATCGTTTCGTTTGGCTGAATGTATTTATATACGCCTGTTTTTCCGTTATTCTGTAGACAGTCGTAAAATACATATCAGTTTTCAATTGCAGAATAACTACGCTAAAAATTCACGCTATCCTGATAAACGTACATAGTACGTCGATTCATAAGGAAAGTTCGACTCTTTCCTTATGAGCAAATCATACTTTGGGCAATGTCGTCCAAAGCAAAAACCGTACTATTATGACAACAAAATCATCTTCAGCAGCAGTTACATTAACAAGAAATGTAGATTCTCAAAATGTATGTGTATCAACATTTGTACAATTTGCAGCCCTCATTGAATCCTGTCCGTTATCCAACGTTGTATTACGTGACAAGAAAACAGACAGGTTTATTGTGCTCAAACGAGTAGAATTGTTTGCGGCAAAAGCTGTCCCTACAAAGGACGAGCTTCTTAACGCCTGGAAATCTATGTATTTCAACACATGGAAAATGAAGTTTGAAATTGAGAAATGTTCTCACGAAAGTCTCAAAAGCGGTAACTTGTTCAGAAACCTGGACCGCTTTGACGTCACTATGTACCTTGCAGGAAAAAAAGTCTTTGATACAGCCGATTACAATTTGGATTTGGTTGAGGGGAAAGTCGGACTTACCCCAAAGTCAAAGGTGCGTGAAGACTTCACGACTAATAAGGAACTGAAAGCACATTGCTATAAGGTTGCTGAAAGCGCATGGAAGTTACTGAATATTGATACGCTGATTACCAAATCTTTGGTAGATGCAGAGAAAGAAGAAAAGGAAACGGCAGAAGTTAAGCCGGAAAAGGAAACCAAAGCCAAAGGAAAAGAAACGGCTAAACCTACAGCTAAGGTTGAGACGGAAGAAGCGCAGGTTCAGGTTCTTGCCGAAGTGGCATAAGCTCAACCTCAACACACACGGTGAACATACTGGAGCATATAATTGTGTATGGCTTCGGTGGTGTGGCATAACCCGGAGGTTCGATTCCTCCGGTGTGTGCAAATCAAAATGAAAGTATTATGGGATACCGAACGTATAATATGGGGGATTACATCTCTCAGATCGGGCGCGTTAAGCGCAAGTGCAAAGATAAGCCAAGTACATACGAGATATATGCACGCCAGCAATACATGGGTGTGAATATGGTGAAATACAGGGTAAATAATATCCTGTTCTCTGACGTGTTCCACGTCGATGTTCAGCATGACTACGTGGGAATAGTGTGTCGTGATAGCCTCGAAACGGTACGCCGCAAATGTGATACGCTTAACCGTATCGGTGACGTTGAGGCTAAATGTTGCGAGCTGGAGGGTTATGCAGTGGTGAAGCTTGTTCCCGTGAAGTTTCTACAGGTAAACTGCTTCACCCAGGACAAAAACGGCTGCACCGTCAGGAACGAAATATTTTGCATGAAAGTACAATGACGCTATTATTGCGCTTTGTTTTGTGAAATATATTTACATAAAAGAAAGACTTCTAATAAACTTCAATATAACTTCTTGGCGTCGTGACGATGCCGCATCCACTTTATAACACGGCTGGCGTAGTGCGGTAGGACCGCTTCAATCATCCTTAACTGGGTGAGCTACGTCCCGGTGTTATCCTCTCCGTTTGGCGAGGACGTGGAAACTGTGTGAACTATCGAGAGATTCCCTTTTAACTCATGTATAATCGCTATGATGTTAATGAATCCTAAACATAACGTGTGGTGTCACCAAAACTGAGGTGAGGCGCGCCTACACCTGACAAACGGCGAGAAAACAACAAAAATAATAAGAATCATAACTAATCATCAATTAATAATTAAAAACAAAAAGAGTATGAAAACAATTGTAAGTGACGATCTTAAAGTACGTCTGAATTTTGCATCAATCAATGGTAGTGTTATTGCAACCGACATCCTGGAACAGCTCAGACAAAACAAAGATGTGACGGAAGTCATCCGTGGTACATCCAACTACTTCAGCACCAAACGGGTGAAGAGCAGTGCGGAAGAGTATATCAAAATGAAGATCGTGTTCACGGCTTGTACCAAAGACCTGACGAACGAGCACTTTCCTGACAGGCAGAACCCCAAAGCCCCGTGGTTTGCGGAGAACAGGACGAACCTGGAGCCATCCACTTTCGTAGGTTACTTCAAGGAACTACCGGAGTATTCCAGTGAAGACATGGATTATTTCGCAAACGCTATCTGTGTCAGCAGCAAGATTGAGATTAAGATGTACGACAAGATGAATGACTTCATTGATGCCTATATCGGCGACAACTATGTCCCGTTCGCTCAATATGGTGACAACAGCACGTTGCATAATTCCTGCATGAGACACGCCAACTTGGTATACAGACTGGGAGATTTCTATTCCAACTTCGCCGGTGCAAGCATCCTGGTTGCCAGAGACTCGGAAAATAATGTGCTGGGACGCGCTATCGTCTGGAAGAAAGCAACGGGAGTTTTTGACGGTGAAGAAAAAGAAGTATCTGTACTGGACAGAGTGTATTATTCCCATTCCTTTGTGATGAAACTGATAATCCAATATGCCCAGAATAACGGCATCAACCTGAGAAAAACATTCAACGATTACACCCACAGAATACAGTTTACCGTATTGAATCCCGTGGAGGGGGTGGTTATGCATGTCGGCAAGAATATTGAGCAACTCCTGAATATTTGCGTTCCTGCCTCTAAATGGCACAAGAAAGGAACGCCTTACATGGATACTTTCTGCTGCGTGAATATTACGGAAGACGGCAAAGTACAATTATCCAATCAAACCACGGAAAGATGCGTGGCTACATGCCAGCAAACTTCCGGTATTGCCAGACACAGCAGGTATATCTGCCCAAGCTGCGGTGATGTGCATTCCGATGACGAAGACTTGTGCGCAACATGCAGAAGAAGGCTTATAGAGAAAACCATATTCGGCAACATGCTAATAGGTAACGTCAAGAGTTACAACGACGTAAAATACCCCGCCAGCTTCTTCGAGAAAGGTAAACCGTCTGCACATCTGGAACTTAACCTCCAAATCGCTAAGCTGTTCATAGCAGATTAGTTTCCAGCAATTCAGTTAAATAAAAATCCTCACCAACAATAAATTAAATACATACATCATGGAATTATTGAAAGAATTATATGGCATCTCAGCCCATACGCATCAAGAAAAGGATATGATCGCGTTCGTTTCTCAGAAATTAACAGCTATTGGCGTAACGTATATAACAGATATAGCAGGTAACATTTATGCCACCAAAGGCAAGGCGGATACTTATCCGTGCCTTGCCGCCCACTTGGACGAAGTGCATGAGGCAAGGGAAAAGGGTTATGAAGTCCTGGTTGTCAGGGATGAGTTCATCATCGGCTTCAACAGCGGAAAACGGGAGTTCAACGGTATCGGAGCTGATGACAAGAACGGCATCTGGGTGTGCCTGAAATGCCTCGAGAAATTCGATAACCTGAAATGTGTATTCTTTGTTGGTGAGGAACAGGGGTGCATTGGCAGCCGTCAGGCGGACATGAAGTTCTTCGATGACTGCCGGTTCGTACTCCAATGCGACCGCAAAGGGAACAGCGACTTTATCAGCAACATCTACGGCAACCCTCTTTGCTCAACTCAGTTTATAAAAGATGCTTCCCTCGGGGAGCATGGATATAAGGAAGAACGCGGGATGCAAACTGATGTCCAGACCTTACGCCAAAGAGGACTGGAAATATCATGCGCTAACATCTCATGCGGTTATTATTATCCACATACTCCCCACGAAATGACAAACATAGCCGATCTGAAGAAGTGTCTCACACTTGTGGAACATATCGTTGAAAATTGCCGTGAAGTATATACCCATAAGGAAGTGTGTCCCCAACGTCCGGATTACATATCCAATTTTTTCTCCGATGCTTTTCCCCCTCGTTCGCAAAAGCAATCACAAATGCGGTACGCCGAGCCAAATACGCAGAAGAAGAAAAACAAACCTTCAACGGCAATCAAGGAAGCTGCCGAAGCCTGCACCCGGAACCAACGTGCAGAGGCAAAAGATAGAATGAGAAGTTTCTTCTCCATGAACCCGGACGGAAAGCTTAGTGTATTCGAGGCTATCTATACGGATTTCTTCCCACGCTTGAAGAAGGAAGACTTCGACAACATATACAAGGCAGTCATGAAGGAGATGGCATCCGGTCGTAAGAAACGGAGCGCCCATCCCTTATATGGTTGGTTGCGTAAAAGCGAATTAGCAAAATAAAAAAGCGAAAACATGATACCAGTACCAGTTATTGATTGTAGCGGCTGCCACTTGAGCGATGGCAGCGGCTCATGCTCGCCAGAAAACTGCCACAAAGTTGAAGCATTCTGGGAGCAACGAAGATTTGAACTCGCTAAAGCGGCACTGCAAGGCTTCTGTTCCAAAGATTACATTCTATTAGACAAACAAGATGACGGATACCTATGTAAACGTGCACTCCAGTGTGCGGATAAGATGGTCAAGCTATTAAGAACAAAATCACCCTTAAATTCAGATTAACAAAATGAAAGTAGATGTATATGAACCACTTGCCGATTTTGCAGGCAAAGAAGATTCCTGGCTTTGGATTCAAGACTATGCAGAGGATGAAGAGTATGAAGAATTGGACGACATTCTTAGATTCCTAAACGGTGAGATAAAACGCAATGAACTTCCGGAATCCGTTCGTTCCATGGATGCCGAAGAACTGCGGAGAGAATATACCCGTAGATTTCCGTCCATGTTGGGCAAGGCACTTCAGGCAATCGGCAAAGAACTTGAGACTGGAGAACTAAAAATGGAGATAGACTTCACCAGCCTTCAAAAACTGGCAGAGTAGACTTTTGAAGCTTCCAAATAGATGCTATATGGAAGTTTCCAATATGAAGAATACAAAGTAGCAGCAATGTACAACCCTAGAAACAACTATAAATATGGCGAAGATGTCAAAACAACAAGTAGAGAGTATCAACAGTAAATGCAAAAACGGATTTTCTTTTTATATCCGTGGATTTGTGGAGGCTGGCAGAAAGCAACTCAACAAAACTATCACACTAAAAGAGGATGAGAAAATGATTGAGGCTGAACTATGCTGGGCAGAAGAAATTCTCCACAAGAAGAATCCCAATGGATATAATATCCCGTATAGTACCGGGAATTACATCCCAGTACTTCGTGTTTCTGTTTGGCGTGCTTCAAAGAACTCGAAAGCATGGATCAGCGAAGGATTTGGAAATAAACATATATTCAATGAGTACCCTTCAGCAAAAAAAATGATGAATACACTCTGTGAAGTAACGGAATATGCCACCAACGAGCTGATATATTCTCTTCTTCCCGAGTCTGAGCGTCAGGAATTTAAGGCTATTATTAACCAGGAATAGCTACATAAAGATATTGCGCAAGGCTTAGTTTTCGGTGTTCGTCCCTTTGAGAATGTACCGTCCAGGCAACCGGAGAATCTGAAAGAGGGCAAGGTATAGTGAAGCCTATTCACTCGCAGGGCAGCGATACGCCCGGCTCGGTACGACATGAAATATGTGTCTGTCTTCAAAAGAATACTGGGTCACAAAAAGAAATTAGAATTGAATAAACTAAATTAAATAAATGATTGGCATGAATAAACCAACAGTTATAACTCCTCAGACTCAAGCTGTATTGAGTGGATATGATGTATTCCTCAAGGCAATAAAACAAAAGCACTCTGATATAATAGAAGAAGCAAATAATAATGTACACAAATGGTTTGAATTATTTGTGGACAAAGGTGATGAGACACAGACAGTTGATAGTGGAGATACCTTTGACGAAGCGATTGCACATTTTGAACTCCATGCTAAAAAATGGGGAGCTGACAACCTTTTCATGGATATATGGATTGACGAGGACGCAAAGAACCTTTCGCAAAAAGAAACATTTAGTATGTGGAGCAAGGGAGATATACAAGATATACTGGATTCACATATATCCGTGTATGGCAGAAAGAAAGTAGTAACGACTATATAACAAAAGCAATCACTTAAAAATCAAGCCAATGGTACTTAATATAGTAAAAAATAATCTGAGCACCTCCGACATTGTAACTTACGTAAAAAACATCTTCGCTACTTCGAAGGTCGAGGTGCAAAAAGAGTATAGTATATCCGTGGATATTGCAGTAACCGGAAAGAATGTTCTACATAGCCTGGAAGGCTTAAAAGAATTGGAATGTTATTTCAAAGACTATGATATAAGAGTTTACTAATTAAAATAGAAAGGAACATATAATGAATGCAATAGAATTTCAAAACAGATACACAAGGGTTGTAAAGGATTTCTTTAGCAAATGTTTGGAGTCTGAACAAATGCCATTGCGTAAAATGCAAGATATTACGATGTGCTGCACTGAAAACGGTTTTGAATTACGGCTTGAAACTGTTGACAATAGTTTTGTACAAGAATTTGAAGTTGATAATAAAGGGATTACCTCTCTTTATTTTGAAACACATTAACCTTCAACATAATTTAAAAATGAAAGTAATATGCACAAAATGCGGCGGCACGGATATTTCCTGTGAAGCCATGATAAATCCCAACACTAAGGGATGTAAGGATTATACCGATGAATCATTCCTGTACGGTTGGTGCGAGAATTGCAAGACGGGAGCTATCTTATCCGACACGGATGAAATACAGGCTGAAATCCAGAAGAAATTTGATGACTTTGTCAAGAAGAACGGCAAGGAGCCTCATTATGCCAACTGCCATATCGTATGGAAGGACACGAACGATAACTATGATGTGAAAATCCAGCTCTCGGGAGATACCGGCGAGGATGACGACATGTTTTTCTACTGCCAGTCCCTGAACGGGTTAAAATCGCTGGCAACCTTTGGCTGCGAGGATTTTATCGTGACAGAAGTTTACAGCTTTGAACTTTTAGAAAAGATATAACTAACAATTTAATAACAACAACTATGGACCAACCTGTTTTATTAACCGCACAAAACGCACACCGCGTTAAAACCGTTCGGCCTGTGGGCAGTCCGCAAGGCGAGCCTTCCCAGTTCAATTACAGAGGCAAACGATTAGGATTCCGACACCACCTGCATACCGTAGGTGAAGGTGATGGCGCCGTCACTGTACTGGAAAATAGCTATCCGCAATGGGAAGTAGTGGAGTGCCATCGTCCCGATTATTTGGGATGTTATTGGCAACTTGCCCAGGATGCCTATCGTAATACTTCTCAAGACCCGGATATACTCGGCGAAGACTCCATTGCCTCATACGAGAAACAGCTTCACGACGATTTGATGAATATGCCTGAAGCAGAACGGGAACAATATATGCAAAACTTTAAAAGCTATTATTCCAATATGCTTTCTGCAAGTTCCCGATGTGCAAGTACATTCGTTACAGGTGCTGCAAACTTCAATCACCGTAAAAACGAAAAGGCAAACGCGTCCTATCAGAAACGAATAGATGACTTCACAGAATGGCGCGAGCGAGCATTGAAAGCAATCGCAAAGCGTGTTGAAGATCAGAAACCGGAAGAGCAAAAAAGAAAGGAAGAATGGAAAAGATTGCGTAATGATATTGGAAGTAGTGCATCCGTTATACATGCAATCAACACCGGAGCGAGCAGGTGCTATTCTAAAGCTCTGTTCGTTTCCAGCATCTACAACAAGGTCAGCACATTCGCCTCACACGGCGAGGTAGAAATCGTTGATAAAGCACTGGCATATATCCGAGAGTGGAACATAAGAGTAAAGAAGCCCATTATCACCGAACGCCACAAGTTCTTCCAGCTCTCCGAAGTCGCCCATAAGGCAAGGGCTCAACAGGAAAAGCTTGCAGGGACAGAGAACAAGGAATATTCATTTAATGGTGGTAAGGTAGTACTCAACTACGAAAAGAATCGTATTCAGATATTTTTTGATGAAAAGCCTGACCGTGCAATGATAAATAGGCTCCACCACGACTGTTCTTTCAATTGGGCTCCAACCTGCGGAGCGTGGCAGCGGATAATAACGCACAATGCGGTGGATGCCACCAAGAGAGCACTGGAAGGACTGAATCTAAAGGGATTATAATCTGCCAATTAGATATTAATTCTTAAACTATTAAATTTTAAATTTCAAATCAATGAAGACATCAGACAAACCGACAGCAGATATTCTAATCAAGGCAAGTACAAATAGTGAGTGGGATTGTTGTGAATTTGCATTTATTCACTTGTCAGAAGAATGGAGGAAATTACAGGCAAAAAGACTTGAAGCCGTTAAGCCTTTCAAGGATGATTATAGCTTCCAGTCAATGAGATTCTATGACTACTCGGTAGATTTTTTCCAACCGGGAGATGAAGAACCTGATATGGAAGAGCTACTGGCAGACAAAGAGTGGGTATTTGTGGAGCTGGATGATGACGAGCTGGACGAACTGACTTCACCCGAAAATAGCTTAGACTTTTATAAGATTGTGATATATCGTGATGGAAATGCCAGATACGAAGCATTCGGCAAACATACAAACGAAGAATTTTATACAAACGAATTTCCGCTACAACAGCTAATCGGGCAAACTATCGAAAACTAAAGAGTCAAAAACCTACTAATATACAAAGAAGATATGGCAAAAGAAGTAAAAGAAACATTCAGATATGTGGTGAATCCTTTCCGTTTCAAGGGGGCTGTCATCACATCCATGTCAGATGGAATACATAGCAACTACGATAAGGGGGAAACCCTTGACATGTTGCGAGAACGCTTTAAAATTCCATGGTTGGTTACAGTTACCAGCGAAGAAATCCAAGTGATGATAGACAAGTACGAGACATCTCTTCAGACACCCTTTGAAGAGATAACTGAATATAAATACTTGGACTTGCTGGGCTGCGTTCCTCCCAAAAGACAGCGCTACGGCAGTTTCTTTGTTGGTGAAGCCTATTACGGAAGCATTTACCGATTCTGCTTCGAACTTGACGGAAAGTATTACTCTGCACTAAGAGACATCAATCTGTCCGATGAAGAACTGTGTAAACAGAGGCATAAGTTCTCCCGTATGCTCAAGAGAACGGAAGGACGTATCCGCAAACGTCCTGGTGGACGCATAAGACTGCCCCGAAAGGAAAAGATACGAAATAGTGGGAAACATCGTGACGGGCTTGTCCGGCTGATAGAAAACGCTTTAATGGATATGGGCTATGAGTATGACATGATACATGAGTTCTTTAGCTACCATTATAAAGGCCCGCTAAAAATAACCCCTGCCAAACAATTGTTTATCGCATGGTACTACGAGAATGAAAAAGAATTCTATCCTAACGACTAATAAACAACAATGATAAATACAATACTGAACCTCTTTAAGCAAGAACCTTATCCAAGCACTCCGGAAGAGTGGAAGAACAATGAAAATACAGTCTTCCGAGAGTTTTACCTGGAATCCTCGCCAGACTTTGATATCCTTTATGAGCTGGTCAGAGATCACATGTCGGATAAAGGCAATGAAGGTGTCACGCGCTACAGGCTGATGTGTCTTCTTCGTAGTTGTTCTCACCGTGCCTTTTATCTGCGTATCCAGGAAAGGAAGTATCCCCACACTTGGAGAATCCGCTGGAAATGGCGTCGTTTCAGACTGTTCCTGCACCGTCGTTTCAAGACATGTTATTTCCGGAAGCAAGTGAAGTTATGCAACGTTGCTTCGGAGGTGATTAAAGGTTTTGAAGCCAGACTACTGTATGCGGACGAATATAAAACGCAGCAATGAAACGGTATACAGCCAAACAGATGGAAACCTTCAAAGAGATGGTGAATAATAATATTTTATCACAAATTGTTGACGACAACTTTTTTACAAGTTTATGTGAGAAGGTTGGTGAAATAGATGAAGGGAAGTTCATATATGAACAAATTGGAATGAGCGGAGTCATTGATGAATATGACGCAAGGGGTGAATTAGGCGAGTTAATACAGTGTAGTTTACAAGTCCAGGACAACAGGCATAGGCTGGCGGCTTCCATTATTAATTTGTTGCGGAATTACGTTGCCAAATATAGCAAAACTGAAATGATTGACCGCAAGCTGTTTATTCAATTACTTGGTTTGCGTGCCTATGCTACCAAAGCGGACATAATGAAAGAATTAGATGAGCTATTGTAGTGAAATGACTGAAGGCGAATTGTTGTCAATTAACGGTTTGATTCTGGAAGTATGCAAAGTCGTAGATTACCAATGCAGCTATTGCGTTGGCTTTAAAAAGAAAGCATTATGTAGAAAACTGTCGGATTGCTCGAACACCTCCGGTACTTTCTACTTTCGGAAATTGAAGGCCTTTGAAGTAAGAAGAGTGAAGAAGGCAAAGAAATCAATAAAAGAAATTTGAAATAGAAAATAACCAAAATGAAGAACCTGCTTAATCCCAATATCCAATTTACCGATCCCGATACACTCCAGTTCTGCCTGCCTCTTTCCGATAAGGAATTCTGGTATTGTGAGCCAAATTGTAGCCACGAAAAGCTGTTGCCTGAATCGGATTCTAATGAGCGAATTGTTTATGACATTTTATGCGGTTATCCGGAAGACTTGCTCCAGCTTTCTTCAATAGTTGCAGAAGTAAAGGAGTTTATCTCTAACGGGCGGCTTTGGTGCTCCGGAAACATTAGCATTGACGATATAGACGTGGAAGAGCAACTTGAACTACTGCAAGCTTACGGATATTCATGGGATAGCTTTAGTAGTGAAGCCGAAAGAAACCAAGTTCTTTGTGAGTGCTATTTTGAAACATATTGTGTAACAGAATTTTAATAATAAAAGCTGATTTAAAATGAAAAAACAAAAAGAAACATCAATACCACACAAAGAGCTGTTGGGCAAAGCAGCCGATGCGTATGCCGAAGGATGCCGGGAATCAAGTGACGAGATGTTAGACCAGGATGAAGCATTTGACGCACGATATTGTGGTTTCACTTCAGGCGCAGAGTGGGAACGTGAACAAATCACAGAAATAGCTATTGAAGCGCATCGGATTTCTTGCTTTCTCCATGATGCCATTACCGGGAGATGTACGTATCAACATGTGGTTCGTAAGTGTGATGGGAACTGCAAACCTATGGAACGGTTCAGAGAGAATCTGAAATCGCTGATTCAAAACAAAATGTAAATCAGAATGGAAAAACTCATTTCTTACGTTGATTTTGGAGATTTCGTGAAATGTTGCTATTGTGGCACGTTAATGCTTGTTCCTTTATGCGCAGAAATATGTCCTCATTGCCATACAGAAGGGTATCTTAGTTGGGTAGACGAGGACAACCAAGAGATGTCTTCTGAAGATTTAAAGGATAAATACAATGTTGTCGATGAAGACGAACCTGAACCTGAAGAGTACTTAACGAAGGAAACTTTAATAAACGAACATTACATTCTCTCTAACGACTCAGAAGAAGAATAATTACTGAATATACATCAATTATTTATTATTTTAAAAGACTCAACAATAATGAAAATACTTACAGAAGAATATTACGGTCACATACTTCAAGTGACATTTGGTACAGTCTCGGATGAGGCTACGCTTGAATTTATTCCTGATTCAGTCAAAGAGATCATATTCAATAACTTGGCGGACGATTCCGATTCCGGTGGATTTACCGAAGAAGAAACCGGAGACGGATATTCCGGCACGTGGAAAATCCAACCACTGAATTTCCAACTTATGCTCCGGATTGCAAACTGGGATTATAATTGCGTCCGAGCTACCGAAGGTTTGACTTTGGAACTATTCCAAGAATCTTACGGCAAAGTCATAGGAGCCCACTATTACGGGAAATGGCGTGAATTCAAATTCAACTTCTTTAAGATGATACGGTACTTCAGTCAGTATATGGATGCTGGGCAGACATTCTGCAACATGGTAATAAAACAGGTTGAGAAATATGAGAACAAGAGACTATACCATCAAATAAGTGTGCATGAAATTATTAAAGATGTCCAGTAATGCAATCTTCCCCCAAGTAATTAGTTTAGCGCCTAATAAAGCCAAAAAAAAACTGGAACTTGCTGTTAATACATATTTGGCAATATATTTCGAGGGATTATTGTGTTTTAATAATAGTTTCGTGAAGTATTTGGAGCAACTGATTAATGAATTAATGGTAAGAAAAATAAGTAATGATATAGCTTTAACTAGAAATGAAATCATAAACATAGGAACTAGATATGGGACTATATCCTTTTCTTGTAAGACTTCATGTTCAAATAAATACTCAGGCTTATGATATACAATATTTAATGCAGTTAGTATTATTATAATAATAAATTCAGTAGGACTTGGGATTATTAAATTCTTGCAGGTTAATTTTATGAGACTTGGGGAAGCTAAAATAAGAATTATGATGATTATTCCCAATATATAACGGGAGATAAAATAATAGCTGAACGTCAATGTAAATAATGGACATAGAAATATTAGTAGTGATAAGATTATACGCAGACATTTGAAATTACTTTTCCTCGTACTTTGGCTATACTTGTATAATACTTTATTATTAATCCATTTACCAAATTGGGTGCATTTGGGGCCTGAGATAAGAGAGATTATTTTATCAATAGCTTCTTCCTGAAGAAAGACGAATATAAAGGTAAATAATATCGTAAATAGTGCATAATAACTATTAAATGCTTCAATCATAATAGTAGCTTCTTGTTTTGTATATACAAATATTCCGTAAAGGTACTTTTTTTACAAAGAATATGGAAAGGTTTAGAGTAAAAACATGTTTTATTCAATAATTTACTGAAAATACTTAATACGTTTTAATAACCCTTATGAAGCGGTGGATCACAAAAAATCCACCGCTTTTTTATACCCAATTATTATGAATAATCACTATGAAGCTCCCCCTGAAGTCCGGGAGATCGAAAAGATATTGAGACAATTCACGTATGCCAATGGCTATGACATGACGGAAGTCTTCAGTGATATGCTGAGATACATCATCGGGTACTTCACTTGGAAAGCCGAGCCCCTAAAACCGTGGCGTTATAAAAAAGAACAAAACATCGTGTTCTGGAAGGTACTCTGCCACTGGATATTGATAATGAAAAGACAAATAGCCATACAAGGATGGTACGATGTATTTGGTGACCTTTATATGTCCATTGTCGGCAGTAATAGCCGCACGAGAAGTTTAGGACAAAACTTTACCCCGGCCGAAGTGTGCGAGTTGATGACAATGATTACTGGCAATGCGACCAGCGGGAACGGCATGATTTCAGACCCTACTTGTGGTAGCGGACGTACCTTGCTGTCAGCACATGCCCAACACCCAAAGAGTTATCTGGTGGCGGAAGATATCGACCGTACCTGCTGCATGATGACCGTTTGTAATTTTATCATTCATGGTTGTCACGGTGAAGTTATCTGCCACAACAGTCTCTTGCCGGAGAGCTATTCCGATGGCTGGCTCGTGAATGAGCATTTGGGGAGATGCGGCTTGCCCTCGGTTCGTCAGATATCCAAAGAAGAATCCGCCCTTTGGAACTTTTGGCAACATCGTAAACAGGAACAGACTATCAAATAAAAACTATATAAATTATATTATGACACGTATCAAAGGACAACTAACAACCTCGGACTACCTGCCGATTGATGAATTCAACCGGCTCTGTGATTGCCTGCGAAAAGACAAGCAATATACCTGGGAACTCTATTGTCGGGTGGCGTTCTGCACCGCCCTGCGAGCATCCGATGTTCTGACGCTCCGATGGATTGATATTCTGGATACAGACGAACTGATAAAAACAGAGCAAAAGACTAAAAAGACACGAAGCATCCCCTTAAACCTCTCTGTCAGGGAGAAACTGGAAGAGTTATACGACTTGCTGGGAAAACCGGATAAGAAAATGCCGCTCATTTACAACTATCAACGAAAAAGAATCTACTCCTTAGAACATATCAACGATTTACTGAAGGGGTTTAAGAGAAAGTATGGATTAACCATTAAACACTTCTCAACGCATACCTTCAGAAAGACATTTGGCAGATATGTGTATGAGTACTGTGGTAAAAGTGCTGAAGCGTTATTGTATCTGAATACAATATTGATGCATTCAAGCATCGGAACGACGAAAAGATATATCGGACTGGAGAAAGATGAAATCAACAGCATCTACCAGCATATTACATTCTAAAAAACAAAAAGATGAAGAAATTCCTATTCAAAGTAAACTTTATCATGCGTGCTCATATCCAGGGCAAAGAGCATGAACAGCAAGGAACCAAGCTTGTATTAGTGGAAGCTGAAAATAACAATGCAGCAAGTGATACTATATATGAAAGTATGAAGAAAGCCTACTGCTGCTTCAACGTTGAAGATGTTCCCTGTGAAAATCTAAACATCCGCCGTGTCTATAATGCAATGGACAACTTCAGTTCCGCATTGGATGAATTATCAAATGCTTGGACAGAACTGGACGAACATATTCCGGCAGAGGAAGAACTGGTGGATAAATTGAATAACTACTTTCCTAAAGATGTTGTCAATCTTTCACTGGATGAATTTGCCGTTGTCATCAGAGAATGGAACAACAAGGTACAAGAAAAAGGTAAATAAGAAATAATCAAAGAATAACCAACAAAGATAGTAATGATAGAAGTTACAAATTCCACCACTAAGCAATATGATAAGATTAGATGAGACCAATAAGATTATACGTTCTGTAAAGAATCGAAAGCTATCTGTAGCGACAGTGAATTTGGTATTTATTCTCCGGATTGTGGCTAGTTAATTATTTACCGGGAATAAGAAGCAAAAGAAGTGAAAGGAAGAGTAATAGAGAAGCGTTACAATGAATCATGTCGGTAACGAGCCCTTTGCTATTGAGGCAAAGGGCTCAGCTACAAGTATTTCTCAATACATTAGGTAGCTCCACAAACAAAACAAACAATAAAAGTCTCTCACCTCGCTCGGTGAAATATTGTTTGACATACTAAATCAATTTCATTTTAGGAATTATCACCAAAGCCCCGGTTCACGGTGAACCGAGGCGCCACTTTGAAATTAAACGGCAGTTCAGGTTAAATCAGATTTTATTCCTTAATGATCTCTCCCTTTTCATTTACCAAAACCGTAACTTCTTGCGTTGACTGGTCTTCCAGTGTCACGGTAAGTATAACCTTGTAAACTTTGCCGGTTTCTCTCTCTGCAACAAAAGCTTCTTTAATAGTTGCTCCTTCATACTCTTTGCCCAAAGTTTCCATAACCGCTTGAGGAATGTCTTTTACGTCTATTTTAGTAAATTCTTCCTGTGGGTCTTGTTGAGTCTGTTCTACAGCTGTAGTTGATTCCAATACATGAGCAAATGCTACTGAAGTGCCCAATCCCATAATCATTGCCAATGCTACTAATACCTTTTTCATAATCGTAATTTTTAGTGTGACTAATTAAAATTCTCGCTTCTATTATATATAGTGCAAAGCCTATGCCAAACATAAATCACAAACGTAATCTTCTAATAAACAATATATTATAATACTACTTGCTTCTCGCATGTGTAGAAAGCTGTGTGATATATTCCACACAATTGTGGAATATACCCCAACAAGACGAAGCAAGAAAATTGTATCAGTTATCTATGTAGCTACAACTCTTGAAAGAGGCTCATTTTATATTAACTTAAAAACAAAATCCCCATGACCAAAAAAGAACTGAAAGAACTCCTGCTCGAAACTGGAGAGTACACACAAGAACAAGTTGACCGCATGAAGAGTTACGAACTACTGAACGCCATTCTCGCTTGGGAAGGTATCTTCGGTTACACCCGTAACATCATCAACTGGGTAAATGCCGCCTATGAATCCGACAAATAATCCCGTGCTAAACTCCCTTCCCTTCATCCTTCCTATTTCTTCCGGACAACCGGTATGAAAAGTCCGAAAATTATCCCTCTTTTCATCCGTTTTCATACCTGTAAATCACCCGGAAAGCCGTATATTTGCCTAGTCTTTCGACATAGAAAGGAAGTATGGTGGTAATCCGCTTATTTACAGCAAATTATTCACCTTCTACATAAATACGTAACATCTACCGTCCGCTATCTATGTACCCAAACAACCTTTCAATATGAAAAAGACACTCAACACCCGGGAAAAAGAGAAACTATCCCGCATTTTACAACTAGACAGTGAAATTATAGAAAAGCTGTCCGAACACGACATACTGGACACATCTGCCTGCCGCGCGGTTATCATCCGGAGCGAATATCAGGACATCAAGAGCCTGGGCAGGTATAACGGCGGTCATATCGTCCGCGCATTGGCAGAAGCATACGGCTTGTCCCGCAGCGCCATAGATTTGATAATATATCAGAAAGAACCTAATAAGAAATGCGCCTGTACCCGTTGTGGCAATCCTGTCACACGGTATAAGTTTGCGCGTTACGGCGGACTGTGCGACCAATGCCTTGTAAAACAGGTAAACATTGAATAAACTAAATAACAACAAGATAAAAGTTAGATTAAGGAAAGAAGAAATGAAAGACAATGAACTGATTAACGCTGACTATATCCAGCATATCGTTGGCGTAATGAAAGAACGTTTCGGAGAAGACGCGATAGCCCTTTTCCATGTAGCCGACAAGTACGAATGTTTTTTAGAAGACTCTGTACTCGTTTCCCAGGCATTAGACATTCCCCAGGAACCCTACCTGAAAGAAAATGGCAAGACACTCCAAGTCACCCGTTTCCCTGCCGACGAACTGATTAACTACCGCAGGATACTGACCAGCGAAGGTTACGCCACCTGCACCAGCGAAACATGCGACGGAAGCGGCACCCACATACTGAAAATCTATGAGCCCGCATAAGAATAACGACAACACCCAAGTATGGATCATGCTGATTGCCAGGTTCTCTGTCCCTATCATGGTCGTCCTGGGAGTAACCCTGATTTGCATCAAGGACTGCGCTGATACCACCGACCCGATAGACAACGCCTGGAAGAAAGTAGAACACCTCTGCAACTTGCATGTCACTGACAGTTCAGGAGACGGATTCCGCATAGCCTATGTCACAAGTAAAGCCGTCACTCCGGCCAGGCTGAAAGAAATCGAATCACGCGAACCCATACAGGAAGCCATGGAACGTCTTCAGAAAGAAGCCCCCGAACATTTCGGCGGAAGCCTGTACGAGACGGACATATATGACTTTGCCGCCTTCGCCCGCAAATATGACGTAGACCCGGCGATAGAAATTCACTGTATATTCGTCATGGGGCACGACAAGTGCAATTTATATGCCGGAGAGAACCCCAAGATAGAGGAGAGCGCCACCTATATAGATCCGAACACCGAACAGGGGGTACAGTGGATAGACCATAACGACGTGTATTACTGTAACTTACCTGGTAAAAGGTTTTACCGCTACTGGAAGTGTGACTATCCATATTCCGAATCGAAAACCGACGAACGTTTCAGCCACTTTTCCAAGTCCCAAAGGCTGCCTTAAAAACCGTTAAAATCCTATCAATACAGGACTTTGAAGCCGAAAATAATCCTTCCGATTATTTGGTAAACCGGATTCAAAGTCCTAATTTTGTTTCGCTAAAAGCATAAACTGATTGTACATATATTGTTAATTGACTGATATTATATTGAACCTATGACGCAGTAGGAATAATGACCGAAACAACACAGCTAAAGTTCGTCAAGTCCGAGAGAACCGGAGAACTTGTCGGATTCGTATCAAAAACAAAAGATAACGTATTAAAAGGAGTCAGAGAAGATTCTATCTACAGGAAAAGAATATGTCTCCTTTCCGAAGAACTCAAAGGAAGCGTGCTTCCCAATATCCTTTACGAAGTAGAACTCAAACCCATGCACAGCGGGAAGAACGGGTATGTAGTGACCGCTGCCACCCGGGTCGTATTCAGCGCAACCGTTGAGTCATACATCGTGCCCGGAAAAAAGTACCAGGTGCTCGTCCATTTTGGTGGTAAAACCGTCTATTTCGACCCGTTGCAAGGCAAAACATCTTCCAGCCGCACCAAAGAAGGAGTCCTGGCAGCCCTTAACAAAAGAAACGACATAGCCGATCAGAACATTGTCATATCCGACTTTATCGACCGCGCCGACGAACTTATCCATCAAATGAAAGAAGACGGATATAACGTCCGATAAATGCCCTACAAAGGGTAATATTACAGATTGTGTGTATTCCTGTAAGAACGGTCTGGCCGAATACCGGGCTGTAGACCTGAAAGCAGATGGACATTTCTTAAGGCTATAGCCTTTTGCAGATACTATATGGATTCTTTACTGGTAAAAGTGACGAATAGTGAGAAGCTCCGACTGATTTTGGGAGGAAATCAACTAGTGAAATTATCAAGTACAGAAGAAGTTAGAAGATTTTTATATTTGTTTGTTTTAACCAAAGGACATCCGGTTTGTGAAAAATAGGCTGTCCTACCTTTATTTATTCCTAAAAACAGAATTCTCATGGCAAGACTTAAAACACAGGAAGACAGGCGTATCCCGGTTTCTGAAGACGAATATCTCCGGTTAGTGGAAAACACCATGATTATAGAAGCTTTGAAGATTGCAGGTGTCGAAGAGTTACCCGTCTGGAAAGCCATGAAACGTATCCTTGATGACAAACGGGTGGAGATTCACACCCGTGCTGTCCGGAAGTAAGAAAGCCCTTGCCTTTTACAGCGAAGGGCTTATTAGCCACAAGTATTTCACAATACATTAGGTGCCTAAAAACAAAACAAACAATATGGCTATCGCCACCCCTGACGTAGCCGATCATATATGAAATGATGTATTATTCTCAAAAAATAAGGCGCCCCGCCCTCTGGTTAGGGAAATACACGGCAGGACGCCTTGTGGGAAATGCTTATCCATGCTTCACAGCATAAATAATTCACATAGTAAAAATGGGGCAGAATGTTTCACAACAGTTCGTTACAGCCCCTGGTTATATTTCGTGGGAAATATAAGGGCTCTTTTAATCCTCTTTGTCCTCTCTGTCATTCTCCGGCAGGTTCAGCAACTCTGCCATCGCTTTCGAGGGAGTGAACTTTATCTTGTTTCTACTTATGAAAACTTCCTTCTTTTGTTTGAGCGGGTTAAATCCGTTCCGTGGCTGTGAGCGCACATGTTGAAGCGTCCCCAGACGCTCTATCCTGAAAGAACGCCTCCCTGTCAACTCTTCGATTATCACGTCCGTATACGCATTTATGATGTCATCAGCTTCCTTTCTCTTACACTTCACCCGCTTGCAGACTTTTGTAATAATCTCCCTTTTCAAGATACCCGCCTTTCCTTTCCGCATTTACCCTTAAAATTTATAACTGGTTCCTATCATTACGCCTACCGTCCCCCGTATGGGTTCCTGCAAGTCCGTCCGGTAACTCTTATCCTTAAATATATTGATGCGCGGCTCAATCCATACGCCCATATACTCCGACAGCCTTATTTGTCCCTGGAGTCCGATACGCCCGTTCAGTACGATAGGGGCGGAGGATTCGGCACCCGGGAAATAGCTTCCGATACCTCCCGCAAAGATCAGGTCGAACACCCGGCTCTTCCGGTCGGCAAACAACGTCGTGAGGTTACAAAGGTAATCGGCGCAGAGGTTTATATTGAAGTCCTTGTCCGCTCCGCTGTCGTCGCTGTCCAGAAACGCCGTGCTGCTTCCGGCTGAAATGCGGACACCGTTTATACGTGACCTTCCGAACCATTTACCCAAGGCAAACTCCGTATTGAACAGCATGTTTCCCGTGTTCCCCGTTCCGGCAGAAACCGAAGCGAACCCGTTCTGCAACAGCCACGATTGGCTGAACCCCGAAGGTTTGTAAGTGATACCTACCATTGCGGATGCAACCAGGTCGTATCGCCTCCATGAGAAGTGGTTGTCCAGACGGTCGGGATAAAGTCCCAGTTGCGGCTCGACGAACAGATTAAAAGCAGGGGAAATATTGAACTTTCCCTGCAATCCGCCATGCAGCCCGTAAGAATGGATGGTTTCCACTCCGGGCATCAGGGTAGCCTGGTAGCTGATGCCCATCACGGCCACTACCTCAAACACACGCTTGGGATTATACCGTGCGGCAAACGCGCTAAGGTTAATCAGGTAATCCACGCTTGCCCCTACGAGGTTGGTAGCCTTGTCACCCCGCCACATACTGTAATCCACCCCGCCACGGATGCCGATGACCGGCGTTATCCAATTGCCCGCATACAGCGATGCTTTCGGACCGTGGGCGGCGAATTTGCTTCCCATGTCGAAGAGTCTTGTCATACCCGCACCGGCTGAGAAGAACAGATGTTCCGTTCCCTTCTTTGATGCGAACTTATCCGCGCCCCGGCGTTTGGGTATCATGTATTCGGACGCCTTGATGTTCTCTTTCCGTTGAACGGTGTCCTTCTTTTGTCTGTTCTGCGCCATCATGCCTGCTGGCAGGCACATCAAAAACAGTAGGGCTATCAACAGGTACGCTGCCTTATTTGGTTTCGTTTTCAT